ACCCGCTATGCGATACCACTAATGAGGGCGTAAAGATCAACTACTGCCCCTGCCGCTGCCCGCTCGACGATCTCGACGAGTACGGCCACTGCAAACATTTGGTGGGCCACACGAACACGATGGGTCTGCCGCGAGACGTGCCGCTGGCCTTGAACGACTTGCTTCAGAGTCCTCACTTCGAGCCGATTGGTCCGCTGGAGCGCAAGAGTTTCTCGACAGGGCAGAACTTCGACACGGGCTATAAGCAGACCCTCGGCGACTTCACGAAGCGCGGAGGCAAGGTGGTGCGGAGCCTGCCGATCCAGCCCGGCGACATCATTGTGAACCCCACGCACTGGCAGGAGGGGCATAACATCCCGAAGCATCTCGCTGACAAGTGGGTGTCTTCGCGGGTGTACCGACCGACCGCTCAGGTGCCACTTGCTGAGCGTCCTCCGGTTGGTGAAGAGGATTCGGACGAATACGAGGCGAAGGTGCTCGTGAAGCCAACCGCTCCCAAGCCTGACGCGACGGCGCTGATTCTCGAAAAGATCCTCGACCGTCTCGAAAAGATGGACAGCAAGCCCAAGCGGGTGCAGAAGCGAAAGACTCAGAAGAAGACAAAGAAAGAGCCGACCGCTGATGAAGAACTAACGGCCTCAGTGGAGTAAATCCGTGAGCGTAAAAAGCAATCAGTACAGTTCCGGTGGGCTCACTCAGGACACCGCTCGTGGTCCGTCTCAGGCTCTCTGGGATGATTGCCCTCTTGAGGACATGATTCAGTCGTTCGGCGGTGGCGTCGGCACGGCTGGGTATCTGGTGCAGGACGACTTCTGTCCCATAGCGACCCCTTCTGTCCTTGCTGCGATTGGTCAATTGGGCCAATGGGCTACGTGGGCTGCCACGGGAACCACGATCACGGATGGCGCCAGCGAAGGCGGTGTGGCCAAGATCAATGGCACCACCACCAACAAGGCTTGCATCCTCACCAGCAATGCGGGCATGTTCCGCATGGTGGGGGCCACAGCGAACTTCAGCCTGTACGGCAAGCTGTGGTTTGAATGCCGTCTGGCGCTAGGTTCGGTGGCAGCTAGTCAGCAGGGCGTCTTTATTGGGTTGGCCGACAACACGGGTTCCCAGATCAACTCTGTGGACACGACGATCATCGCCGCAGGCGGCAACACCCTCACCACGACGAAGAACGTCTTTGGCTTGTTTAACCGGACAACGACTTGCCCCAACGACTTCAGCGTTGTTTACCAGCCGGCCGCGGGTACGGCGGTTTACCCGACGAACCTTACTACGCTGGTCAACACGGTGGTCGGGACGCCGATGGTTGCCTGGGCGGCCGGTACAGATCAGAACGCAACGGGCTTCGTGAAGCTCGGCTTCGTGTTCGATCCAACCGTGTCCAATCTGCCCAAAGTCATCAGTTCGGCGTCGACAGGCCAGACGGCGGGCACGCTGAACAAGCCGCTGATTCAGTTCTTTGTTAACGGGCAACTGGCACCGGCCTTCTTGACCTCGACGAACCTTCAGGCCACGGCGTTCCCGGTCAACTGCTGCTGGAGCCCGGTGATCGAGTATTTCAACGTCGCTGGCGCCACGGCCCCGATCTACGTGGACTGGATTCGGATTGCCCAGCTCGCAACTATTTAAGGAGCAGTCATGAGCCACAAGGTTGAAGATAAAGAAGAGGCCCCCAAGCACGAGACTCACAAGCATGAGGCCTATAAGGCCGAGCCCCCCAAGGCCGAACCTCACAAGATCGGCGACAAGGTGAAGAACAAGGATGGTCTGGAGTGCCTCGTGGTCAACGTGGACAAGGACATGGTGTGCATCGACGACAGGGTGATCTCGGCCGATGGGCTGAGCGAGGAGAAGCCCTCGTCGTACAGGGCGTGGCATAAAGCTTCGGAGGTGACAGGTGCCAGCGAAAAGCCGACAGCAGCAAAAGTGGGCGTTCGCGGTCAAGGGGGCGAAGTGGGCTCGAAAGCATCACTTTGACACCAAAGGTAAGCTTCCTACTCGCGTGCGAAAGAAAGCGGCGAGAAAGACAAAGAAGAGGAGCAAGCGATGAAGAAGGGCAAAGCAAAGAGTCACACGGGCAAGATTCGTCACGGCGACATGGGCAGCCTCATGGATGGTCACGGCAGCCCTGATCCGCTGGCCTCGAAGGAATACAAGGCCCACAATGCCGAGCACGGAATGCCCCACGGCTTGAGCCCGCAGGGTGAGTACGACAATGGCGGGGAAGAATCGGAAGCCGCTGGCACAGGCGGAAACTGCACGTATCACGAGTGAGCCGACCTTGAGGAATTAAGATGGCAGCTTTTCAGGACTATGCCGGCAATTCCGCGACCGCTGCTGGTGGTCATTACCGAATCGGCTTCACCACAGGAGCCGTAACGGGTTTGACGGCCAACCAGTATTTCTTTGGCTGGCGCTGGAACGTGAACGCCTGGTCTTGCCGTATGAGGCAGATCAAGGTCACGGCCAACATGAACGTGGCCTTCGGTACAGCGCAAATATCGGATGTGGCCCTATGGCGCTGCCAGGGTTGGTCGGTGGCTCCCACGGCTGGCACAGCCATCACCATGCCCACGACGAACAATCAGGTGATGGCGGACCAGACTGTTGGCGCGAGCATGGCGCAGTTCAGCAGCTTTATTTCTACGGCAACCTTTGCTGGACTAGCTGCTATCGCGTCTACAGGCGCTCTGACCACTGGTTCGCCGACCGTTGACGCCAACCCGCTGGCCTACGACGTCTTCAACATCACCGCACTTGGATCGGCGGACAGGGTGGTTCTGTACGATACGACTTTCGGCATCGACTACCCGCTCACCTTCGGCAACCTGGAAGGATTCCTGTTGTCCGTGCCCACAGCGCAGGGCGCCACAGGTAAGGTGCTCTATTACGTCGATCTGGTCTTCCAGGCAACCAACACGGCGTTTTGATGGCTGAGAGTACTCTTTCTCTCAAATTGGTGGACATTCAGGCGAAGCTCGGGACATTCGCCGGTTGGGGCACAGATCCCACGGGATGGGACAGCAGGATGCAGGCGATAATCGATGACTCGACGCAGAGCGGCCTACGCCGCTTTTATTATCCGGCTCCCCTGGAAGGCGAGGCGCTCACGTATGACTGGAGTTTCCTGCGACCGCTGGCGACGCTGGCTTTGGCAAAGGGAGCCCAGAGCATTCCGCTGCCGGACGATTATGGTGGGTGGGATGGAACGATCTCGGTAAAGACGGCATCGACAGTATCGCAGCCGTGGAGGGTGGAATGGTCGAACGCACCGCGAATCAGGGATATGTACAGCGTGACTCCGCTGATGAACGGGCCGCCGATGTATGTGGCGGTCGAGTCGCTCAAGGGCACGACGCTCAATGCGGGGCAGAGATCGCAATTGATCGTGTTCCCGCAGGCCGATCAGGCTTACACGCTTCAGGGGACGTACTTTGTAAACCCCGACTATCTGACGGGTGCATTCCCATATGCACTTGGTGGCCCGGAGCATATCGAAACCATCCTCGAAAGTTGCCTGGCAGTCATGGAGGAGCGGCTTGACGACATGAGCGGGGCGCACGCGGCAGCCTTCAACCGGAGGTTGGCGGCGAGTATCGGGATGGATCGCAAGAAAAAGCCGATCAAGTACGGCGAGAACCGGGACAGATCGGATGGGCAGGACTGGGATCGAGGGGACGTGCACTATTATGCCCCAGCGGCTACCTACAACAGCCAAGGATTCAACTAATGAATAAGCGAGCGCTAGACCGCTTTCTCGAAGGTATGCCATCCGATCCGGTCATCCTGACTGCTTCGGCCAATGTGGGTATGCGTGAGACTTATCGCCTGATCGTGCTCAAGGCGGCAGCAGGCTTGACTGTGACGCTGCCCAAGGCCACTGGCGCGGGTACGCGGCTTCTCTTCGCCGTGGGCACGACTCTTACCAGCAACACCTACGTCATCTCGCGCGCCATTGCTGCTGACGTGATGCAGGGTATTGGCTGGGTGAGCTTCGGCACGACGAACGTCAACGGCTTCATCCCCGGCGCTGCGGACAACACGATCACCATGAACGGCACGACCTGCGGAGGGTACAAGGGCGACACCGTGGAATTGTTCGATACGGCCCTCAATTTGTGGTCTGTCCGGTTGTTCTTCCAGGCGACGACCTCGGCGGCCACTCCCTACTCGACCGTGTGAGTTATGTCCCGTTACCGAAAAGCAGTTCAAACTCTGCGAAAGGAAGGCTTTGTGAGCGAGCAGACCAATGTTCAAGACGTGGCGGTGGTGGATAACACGCCGAAAATCCAGGGCTTGCCTCTGACACTGTTGTTCGACCCGGACACTCAACAGGTCCACCTGGTTTTCAAGCCGGAAGACTATAAGACCTGGGAGTTTGTACTGGCCACTCTCGGCATGGCGACGGAGAAGGCCAAGTTGGTCCAGCAGGTGAACCATGCCGCCAGCATGCAGCAGGCCATGATCCAGCAGCAACAGGCTGCACAGATTGCTCAGTCGCTTCGGTCTCCAAACGGTGGTCGGCGATATTGATGCTTCGAGCGCTGGGTTGCCCGCTATGCGGTCTCCTTAACCTGGTCAGCTCGGGAGAAGCGCCGCGGGCTACCCCTTTTAGAAGGCACTCATGTACCTCGACGAACGTAGCGATGCCGCATTTGGAATCAGCAATGCCGCGGGCATGGCTACGGGTCTGGTATTCCCGACCAACATTCCCACGATTGTTCCTCCAGAGAACCAGCCGCCAGGCCAGGGCGTGGTAGCCAAGGGCGATGGATTGATCCGCCTTGGCTCGCCGGATGGCGGTACAGCGCCGGCTGGCGTGCTCATTATTCCCTTTGGGACAGGTGGGGCAGGCGCGCAGTTCATGCTTCAGCTCATTGGCTGGTACGCATCAAGCTCGAATTTACTCTGGGGAGCGGGGCAGGCGTACAACACCAAGCTTTGGATACCGATACTTCAGGCGCAATACACGATCACGCTGGGGCAAGAGGTTGGTGATCCCCAGGCGGACATTCAGACCCAGTACAACTTTGCTCAGACCATCGTGCAGACTTACGGACCATCCTTCTGGAACGCCAACTCCACACAGGTCGATGAGTGGTTCCTGAACGCCCTCAATGGCCAGACTGGCATGATTAAGCACCGTGTCTCGGGCGCTCGCTTTCTAGAGTTTGGCTATTCGCTCATCACAGCAACCGGGGCCAATTCACTTTGCGGCAAGATTTAGGAGGAATGGATGCCTCCTCCTCGACCTATCATTCCCAAAGAATCGTACATCGACCTTCACTTCCCGCTTGCGGGCATCGACTTGTCCACGGCCTTCGACGAGCAGCCCAACCGGCCGCTGCCAACGGGCCAAGGATATGCCCGTACGACACCTGTAGGGGTCAACGTACGTGCGTACGAGCCGACCACACAGCGAGCCCGTGGGGGCCAGCGGCCGGGCCTCCAGAAGTACGTACAGGGTCAACTCAACGGCAATGCCCACATTCAAGAGTTGAACGTCATCGTGGCCACGTCGGGGAACATCCCCGGCTCAGGGACTTTGGTGCCGTCGCTGTTCTTCTTTGACTTATCCGGCAACGTGGGCCTGAGCAATGGGGCGAGTACAGTTTGGGCTTACCCTTGGGGGCAACTGGTAAAGACCACCATCGCGGGCATCGGTACGGCTTCTGGTGGGCCAACGATGATGGTCATTGACGGCAGGATCATTGGACCCCCGCCTACAAGTTGGCAATGGTCCTTGCTTCAGGCAGGCGGCTTACTCTTGGCCAATCCTGTTACGCTTCCTCAGCCGGCGAGCAGCATCAAGGAACGAGACGCCACGGTTTGTACGGACGGCACCAATTACTACCCGGTCGGTCTGTCGGTAGTGGTGACGAGCGTTTACACCTTTGCGTGGTGCGCTCAGGGCGTGGATGCCGTGGGCAATGTGCTCTGGTCCACGCAGAACACGATTGCCACGACCTCTTCACCGAGCATGGTCAACGGAGATGACGCTATCCCCTGCGCCGCGATCTCGGGCAAGCTTTACGCCTGGTTTGGCACACTCGGCATCGTCTCGCTCAACTCGGCTACAGGTGGAAGCTTGGCGACATTGGCCACGGCTGCCGCGATCCAGCCAGCCGGGTACACGGTGATGTCGTCGGATGACGCTAGGGCTGCCCTGACAGGCGGGGCTATGATGGCCACGCCGGGCACCAATTTGGCTTTGATGCTCCAGAAGGGGGACAACAGCGCCTACGGGGTAGCCCTGATTGCTCGAGCTGGCGGGGCGGTGGTGACATTGGTAGGGTTGGCGCCGCAGGCTACCAACGTGCCGCTCTGGATTTCTTCGGACGGCACCGATGTCTACGTGATGAGCCGGACAGTGAGCGTGTCGCCCGGCACGGCGGTTGTCCAGAAGCTTTCAGGCACGACTGGGGCGGTTCTATGGACTTCGACGCCGTTCTCGGTGGGCGGGACAGTCTGTTACTTTGCCGAGAGCACGGTGGTTCTGACCAACGGCGGGCTCGACTCGATCTCGCTGAACCCGGCAACTGGGGCCAAGGTGGGGGCGGGGATTGGGGCCAACATGCTGGCCCTTCAGGACGGCGGGAACTACACGGGACCGGGCATTCCGGTTCAGGGGACAGGAGCAAATCAGGCCAATGCCAGCACGAAACAGATCCTTGTGGGCGTGGCGGGTGGAACGGTAAAGGTTGCGTATGGTGGACTTTGGCAGAACGTCACAAACGGTGCGACGGCGCTTAACACGATTGTTGATGTCATACGCTCGGCGGACAACAACGGGCGGCTTTACTTCTGCGATACGACTAATTTTAAACTCTATGATCCACCGACTAATAGCGTTCTTCCGTGGACGGCAACGCAAGGGTCGCTACCAGTGGATAGTAACGGAGCGTTGCCGCGGCTGATCTGTAACTGGCGTGGCAGGCTTTGCCTGGCGGGCATCCCTGGTCTGCCCTACAGCATCTTCATGTCGGCTCAGGGGGACGCTACGAACTGGAATTACTTCCCCAACCAGATCACCCCAACGCAGGCTGTGGCCTTTACCCCTGGAAACCTGGGAGTCATGGAAGACGTGGTGACGGGGCTGATCCCCTTCACCGATGATGTGCTGTACATTGGCATGGACCACATGCTCTACCGGCTAACCGGCGATCCGATGGACGCGGGCCGACTAGAGAAGGTGAGCAGCATCATCGGCATGGCCTGGGGGAACGCCTGGACGCGAGATCCTTATGGCAACATTTACTTTGTGAGCAACCGCTGCGGCATCTACAAGCTTGCTCCCGGTGAGCAGCCCATGCGCATCAGCCAAGCAATTGAGCAACTTTTGAGCAACATTCCCCTGAATGCCGTGGTGATCCGCATGGCCTGGGACGATCAGTCTCAAGGCGTCCACGTCTTCATTACGCCTTTCTCTGCCCCTGCGCCGGCTGTCCACTTCTTCTGGGAATGGCGTACGGGCGGTTGGTTCATGGAAGTGATGGCCGACAACACGATGAACCCGCTCTGCTGCCTGAGCTTCTTTGGGGACAACCCTTCGGATCGGGTATGCTTGATTGGTTCCTGGAATGGGTACGTCCGGAGTTTCCAGCTCAACGCGCCGGATGACGACGGGACGGCGATAGCGAGCAAAGTGACCATCGGGCCGTTCTTGACTAAAATCACCGATGACGTGATGCTCAAAGAGGTCCAGGGGGTCATGGGAGCTACCAGTGGTCCAGTTACATACGCGGTGCGAGTTGGTAGTACGGCTGAACTTGCTTTGGGTAACTCCCCCGTGGTCTCAGGGACGTGGGGATCGGCGCGAAACCTATCCAATTATGTTCGTCGAGCGGGGCACGCTGTTTATGTGGATTTGTCGGCCAACAACCCCTGGGCGCTTGAGACCATTCGACTGCTCGTGGCGCCTTTAGGAAAAGTGCGAAGGCGAGGTATGTGATGCCTTACGGAAACTACGGTGGTTACGGTCATCCGGGCGGAAGCTACTCTTCCAACCAGAGCAACAATGCTTCCAGCGGATCGTCTTCAGGGTCGAGCAGTTCCTTCCTTGTGCCTGGAGCGCAGGCTGACTACGGCCAACTTCTGGCCATGAACGAGCAGAACTACAAACAACTGCTTCCGCTCTACTCGCAAGGACAGGCCGCGATTGGGCAGGGTGTCGGCGCTGCCGAGAACACGCTTGGCCTGGGCGGAGCTCTAGGAGGGAGCAACTGGGGCGTGGCGCAACCTGCGGCCACAGCCATCCAGCAGCAATTTGCCGCGACAGGTGGGCAGATTAAGCAAGGGTTGGCCTCGTCTGGTCTGGGTAACTCGACGATGCTCGGGAACATGGAAAACCAGAACACCCTCTTTGAAGGACAGGCCCTCGGTGGGCTTGGGGCGCAGCTTGCTCAGACGGCGGCCGGCTACCAGATGCAGGGGCTTGGCATGGGCAACCAGCTCACGCAAGGGCTCTTGGGCAACCTTGCTGGATACCGCTTCGGCAATACGGCGGGCAATTTGCTGGGCACGCAGAGCGCCAACCAGTCGCTGAACAATACCCGTGGAAGCAGCGGCGGCAATCAAGGCTCGCCAGCGGGAGGTGGCCGTGGCGGGTATGGCGGCGGTGGAAGTTCTGGTAATCCGGTTGCTGGGGCAGGAGGCGGATTTGGTGGAGGCTTCGGCGGCGGGGCAGGTCTGCCGAGTTTTGGTGGCCCGCCTGTTTCTACGGCAAGCGGAAATCTGATCGGTGGAGGCAACTTCGGGGATGGATTCACGGGCGGGTATGGCGGGTACGGCAATTACGCAGGGCAAGGGCTGCAAAGGAATAATCCGGGGGGCACGACTCAAGGCGCAGGTGAAGGCAGTGGCGAAGGCGGCCCAAACTACGCCATGCAGGACGCCTTGCAGTTTTCTCAGCCCGGCTTCGACATCAACCGAGCGCCAGGCATTGTGGCGGAGCAAACACGCATGGCTTACCCAGGACAATCCAAACCATGAGCCGACCAAAGGTTCACTTCATCAGCGGCCTTCCCCGCAGCGGTTCGACGCTGCTCTGTAACCTTTTAGGCCAGAACCCACGCTTCCGGGTTGCGGGCACATCCGGGTTGGTGGATACTTTGGTCGAGGTTAGAAACAAGTGGGACCGGATACCGGAGTTCCGGGCGATGAAACCGCCGATGTCTGAGCGAAAGAAGATCCTTGCTCTGCGTGGTCTGTTCGACAACTACTTTGCTGGCCACTTGGAGGGGGACGAGAAGTACGGCGATGAAAGCACCCCCTGGATGGGGCACGTCCACTTCGACAAGTCTCGCTCGTGGCTCGGTCACATGGAAATGCTCGAAATGATCTTGGCAGGGCCAGCGAAAGTCATCGTCTGCGTCCGCGATGTCCGCGACGTGCTGGCCAGCCTGGAGAAGCTTTGGCGGAAGAACTCGGCGACTCGGCAGCTTCCCTTCGAGCGCGACCACTACATGCAGTGCCAGTCCTTGGCAGGCCGCTTAGCTCTCTGGACGGCGCACGACGGCATCGTGGGCCTGGCGTACAGCCGGATCAAGGATGCGATTCAGCGGGGGTACAGGGATCGGATGCTGTTTGTGCAGTACGAGCTTTTCACCAGTTTTCCGACAACTACGTTGCGACGGATTTACCAGTTTGTTGGTGAGCCTTGTCCGGCAGACGGGTTTCACAGTTCATCGAATGTGGAGCAACTCACCCACGAAAACGACCTGGCTTACGACTTCCCTGGCCTGCATGAAATCCGCCCAAAGATCGAACCGCAGCCTTCCGACTGGGAGGAATCGCTGGGGGAAGCGGGAAGACCGTTTGGCGTCTTGAATAAGCTTTGGGAGATGTCATGAGGAAGCAGGTAGCGATCTGGTTTTCACCGACTCTCTGTGGCTGTGTGCTGGAACGCACCTACACCTGGACGGTAAGCCGGTTCCTGCGCGAGCGGATCGAAGCATTTTGCCGAGATGATGCTAAGCTGCTCGACCTTTGGGCGAGACACATTTACGAGATCGGGCATTACGATCAGGTCGTCACAACCTACGAAATTGTGCGGCGATGCGAGCGACACGGCTGCTTTCCCGATGGTACGGCCCTATCCAAAGCGTTGCTGCGCTGGGGGCAAAACTGCGTTCGTCCGGTGCAGTGCTGCAAATGCTCACTGTCTCATTGCTTTGAGAAGTCCGACGAGCCTGGACACGTCTATGACTTCATCCCGCTCGACCATCCTATGTACACGCGGCGCTGTGAGCGGCATGCTTACCTGACCGATCACGTCGAGCATTACCATACCGTGCTGGCTGAAGCGCGCGCTCCGGCCTTGGCTTTGAGGAAGTTCCGCGAGGAATTGGGCTACCTTGATTTCACGGTGATGGCTGAACCCATTCCAGAGGTCGTGTTTAACGGTGGGCGCATTCTGGATACGACGGACGTTGGCTATAACCGGCTCCAGGAGGTCCTGAGCAAATGACATCAGACATAGTGACCAACGAAATGCGGCCAAGCGCATGCGCTTGCGTCATCACGTTTCAGTTCGAGCGGGACAAACCTGACAAATGCACGGTCGTCAAGCATGAGCCTTGCGACAAGCATCCCTTGACGCTTGGCGATATAAATGATCACCCGGTTATCGTGGAAAGTCGCGCCAGGAATCGGCTCCAGGAGGTTCTGAGCTGATGGCCACGACCACGCTGCGCCGCATCCATGCAGCTACTACCTACACGACGGGCACAGCCGGCGATTCGGATGTGGCCACGATTGGGGATATCTCCGAGAGCCATCCAGTAGGCACCCAGGATGTTTACCTGACTGTCCGCTCGGTGGGCACGTACTCGAACCTCCTGATTCGGACCACAGCCGATGCGACCACTGCCGACTCAACCTTCACGTTTCAGGCTGCTACAACCAACCTTAGCCAAAGCACAGTCGTCACTCATGCAGTTCCCGGTGAGTACGAGGACACGACGCACACAGACGTTGTGAGTGCTGGGCAGGTAATCAATCACCATGCGCTCAATGGTGGTGGAGGGTCATTCACCAAATCGGTGCAGGGGATGCTATTCGCTGCCACGGTCAACACGTCCGCCTGGATAGGCGGGTACAACCACGTAAATAGCACCAATTCTGCGACGTTATTTGACAGGCTTGGCGGGGCCTCGGGAGTGAATCAAGCGTCCGAAGTGGCCAACATGCAGATCCAGTTCCAGACAGCCGGAACACTCAAAAATGGTTGCATCAATGCGTCGGCCAATGCCACCGGCGACTCAACGATCAGCACGCGCATCAACAGCGGCAACGGTACGATTGCGATACCCACTACCACCAATGCCAGCGGGCAGTCTGAAGACACGTCGCATTCGGATGCGGTTGCGGTAGGGGATCTGGTCAATTGGAAGATGGTCACTGGCGTACTTGGCCCCAAAGCCAACGGTCTCTGGGCGTGTGTGTTCGAGACTACCGATGGCTCGCAGATGGTTGGGGCTCAGACAGCGGCAGGGTCCCAGAACACGTCCTTCGCAACCAACGTGACTAGCTACGTCGGCTTGCAGGGAAACCTGGCCGGGCAAGTGACAGAGAACGATTGCAAGACCAAGATCGGCGTCATCGGTACGTTGTCACGATATGAGACTTACGTGGACTCGGACGCCATAACGAATACTAGCGCAGTTAGGATCAGGAAGAACGGCGCCAACGGCAACGGACTTCTGTCGATCCCCGGCAGCCAAGCCGCTGCTTGGATAACAGATACGAGCGACAATGATGCCCTGATTGCTACGGACGAACTGGACTGGCAAGTTATTGGGGGGACAACGGGAGCCGGGCCGCTCAAACTATGCTTCATAGGTGCCAAGCTTTTTGGGCTGGGAGAGACCTACCCGGTTTGGGACGCCAAGAGCAATTCAGGGTATCAGGCGGCGACTTCAAGTTTGTCGTGGTCTCACACCTGGAACGGGGCAGACCGCTTCCTGGCCATTAACATCGAACTACTCTCAGTCACCGACACGGTTACGGCCATGACCTACGGTGGGGCAAACTGCACTTTTGTTGGGGCGCAGAATGTCATCGGGGGCACAGGGCGGGTTGAGATGTGGCGGATCTGCCAGAAAGACACGGGAGCCCCAGCAGCCGGGGCGAACACGATTAGCGTGACGATCTCGGGAAGTTTAGCGTGTGCGGGAACGGCGGTGAGTTACACCGGAGTCAGCCAGGGCAGCCCGACTGAAGCTTTCAACAGTAACAGCGGCATCAACGTCGGAGCCGCGAACGCCACCGTTACCGTGACGCCGATCACAGATAAGACCGTGGTCATTGCCGCCTGTGCTACAAATGACGCAACTGCTACGGCCAATCAGACAGGTCGTAATGACGTAACGGGCGCGGCGGGAAGTGGGATAGACGAGGATTCAGGGGCAACCCCTATCTCTCCGGCTGCCGCTCAGACAATGACTGTGGCCGTGGCTGCTTTGAAAGCCTGGACGATAGCCGGGTACGCCATTAGGCCGCTCTTGGCGGCAGATTTGACTTACGTTCCGCAGCCCATGCCTTGGTTTTTCGAGGAGACTGTCGAGGAACTGGTTTACGGATGAAGGCAAATCGGATACACTTTTAGGAACTGAGCCGACCAAGAAAGTCATGCCAAATGGCTCGCGTATACACGGTCTCCTTCGAGAACGTCACGATCACGGCGGTTCAAGACCTCATTTCGCTAAAGGGCAGCACGGGAAAAACCTGTCGCTTACTCCGGCTTTGGCTTGGAGCGACAAACACGACGCTTCAGACTGCCCAAAGCTTGCGCCTCAATGTCAAATATTCGAGCGCTACGTTTACGGCTGGCTCAGTCGGCACAGCTCCTACCCCGCGTCCTGTGGACCCCGGCGATGCCGCGGCTTCTTTCACGGCCCGCGCCAATGACACCACTCAGGGAACCACAAGCGGTGCTTTCACAAACCTTAATCCCCAGGGCGTCCACAATTATGCAGGCTGGGACTGGCCATTCAAGAACCCGCCTGCATTCGGTCTCAATGAAGCAATCATCTTTGAACTGCTGTCAACGGTGTCAGGTACGTGTGCTTTCAGCGGTGGTGCCGAAGTCGAAGAAACAGGCAGTTAAAAGGAGCCTTGATGTATACCACAGAGCGAAGTGGGCATGAGGTTGTCGTTTCTTTTGCCGATACCGGCAAGGTCGCAGCCCGTGTCACCACACATAGCGAGAAAGTGAACACAACTGGTGAACCGACCTACAAAAAGCTTCCGCAAGAAGAATGGGTTGTCCACTTTACAGGTCTAAAATTCACTGGCTCCGGGCTAGCCGAGTTCTTGAAACTGCTTCCTTCGTGGGGAGTGCTTGAATAAGCAGGTGAGCCATGCCGAAGGTCATTCGGACGGTAACGCCCGTCTGGCGCAAACGGCTTGGCTGGCACCCTGGCGAAACAGTAGCGGTAGCGGCAGTCGCCGACAACCTGCCGTGGTTTAAGAGACCGACTCTTCTTCCGCCCGACCCTCTTCCCTTCGATGGTTTACGGTCCCTCGGCTGGTTAATTGGCAGTGAGCAAGGACAAGGCGGCGACACCCTCCCTTGGCTTGTCCATAGGCCGATTCTTTATCCGGCAGATCCATCGTTAGATCCTGGGCCACCACGAGGTTGGCTGTTTAGCACAATGGTTGCGCCGCCAGCAACCAGTGCCGATTTCAGTTGGTGGCGCAGACCAATTGTTCTCTATCCCGATCCTCCGCCATTCGAGCGCCCGCCGCCCTGGAATCCCGGCGTCTTCATGACGGTCCTGACGTTCACCGGCTCGCCACCGGCAACGACCTGGCGCCCTCCGGCCGGTGTCACCTCAGTCTACGTCGATGCCTGGGGAGCAGGCGGTGGGGGCGGATCTAGTTCTCCATCTGGCCTTGGCGGTGGCGGCGGTGGCGGTGGCGCCTATGCTCGCGGGCTCGTCTCGGTCAATCCAGCACTTCCTTACGTCGTGCAACCCGGCAATGGCGGGTTTGGTGGAAGTAACCCGCAAACTGGGGGCCAAGGCGACAATGCTATTTTCGGCGATGTCTCGACCGTAATGGCCAAAGGCGGCGGACCAGGAGGTGGCGGGAATGCTGGTGTGGCCGGTGGTGGCGGCGTAAGGGGCACGGCTTCTGGAAGCGTTGGCAATATCACCACGATTGATGGCGGCAATGGTGGCAGCGGCGTCTCAAATCCTGGTGGCGGTGGAGGTAGTTCGGCTGGCAACACGGCTGTCGGCGCGGTAGGCGGTGACTCGTCAGGTGCCACAGAAGGCGCTGGCGGTATCGCTCCGTTTCCTGGCGGCAATGGCGGAAGCGGCGGTAAGGTTCAGCAGACGGGACATGACGGTACTGTTCCTGGTGGTGGTGGTGGTGGTGGTGGTCTGCCGATAGCCGGTTGGGCCAATGGCGGCGCGGGGGCCAATGGCAAGATCGTTCTGACATTTGCTTCTTCATCTCCTTCCTACCCGGATCAATTCGAGTGGATGCTGAAGTGGAAGCCGCTCTTTCCACCGGACTTTGAATACCTCGGTGCTCAGCACAGCCTGGCATTCATCTTCAGCACGATGGCGCCGCCACCGCCATACGTAGAGACTTACGGCTGGGTGCAACATCGTCCCAGCGACGATTCTTTTGCTAAGAAGTTTGAGGCTCTGCCCACGCAGATTACCTGGCGGGCAATGTTTAGTCCTCAGCAAGCGCCGCCAGCAGCCCCAGAAGGATATGCGTGGATCAGACGGGTGCCCAAGGAAGGCTCGTTCTCCGTGCCATTCGAGCCTCTCCCCAATCAGGTGACGTGGCGGCCGATGTTTAGCCCTCAGCAGGGACCGCCGTCTTATGTCGAGACATACGCCTGGATAAATCGAAAGCCCAACGAGAACTCCTTCTGGCAGCCCCAGCCGCCGCTTGTGCTGCCTCCGCCGTGGATAGGATGGTTTGTTCCCCAAGTCTCGCCTTCCTTAGCCCTGAGTGGTATCGGCCTCATTAGCCGCGATCCCCAGGCCGACGAGCGCACGCGCCGCCATCTCGATCAGGTGTCGAGTTTGCTCAACTCACTGTTGACGCAGGGCTACATCGTGGCAACGGGGGTGCAGGCATTCAAAATCGTGGGTGGGGGCGTTAGTATGAACCGAGCGCCCAACGTTATGGACGACGCGGCCCACGGCTTCCCGGTGGGCGTCTTGTGGGTCCAGACGAGTCCAGCGGTGCATGTGTGGGTAAATGTCAGCAACGCGGTGGGGGCAGCAGTCTGGCAGCTTCTCGTGTGAGGTGAGCATGACCTGCAAAGAGTTTTGGGAGATTTCATCCAAGGGGCCTGTTGCCTTACTTCCTTCGGAGATTTTTTGGTGTTTTAGTCACTACGACTCTTGCAGTGCGTGTCGAAATGAAGTGATTAAGGCCAGGGACGCCACCACGGGAGCGGTCAGAGAAAGAATCGAATGGGAAGCGTCTTATTCTATCGCAAAAATGGCGCGAGCAAAGGCTTTAGATCCGGAGTTGCAACATGTCCGTTGACTATGCCCTCGACGATCCTCTCCCGCCGACAGCCTTGATGCAGGATGCCCAGCAGGGTAACGTGTCGCAGAGCCAGGTCCCCGCCTTTGCGGACTCGCCTAGAGGCCCGACTGCCCCAGCTCAGAGTTTCGATCAGTACATCCAGTCTGCCCCCTTCGGCCAAGCCGACATTCAGCGCATCAACCAACTTCAGGCCGGCCTCTCGGGGCTCGACAAACAGGTGATGTCTGGAGAACTCCACCCCGTTGAGGCGCAGGCCCCAAAGCGAGAGATCATGGGGCAGCTTGGCCCCTTGCTCCAAAAGAAGCAGCAATCCCAGCAGAAGATGATGCAAGAACAGGCGCAGCAGGCCATGCACGCGGCGGCGATGCAGGCTGGGGTTGAGAACGTCAACCGGCAGGTGCAGGCAGAGGCTATTCCTTCGCTCATCAGGACGCATACCGATCCGGTGACGGGCGAGACCATGCACCTTGTTCGAGATCACAAGGGGGATGTTGAGGAACTGAAATTTGAGCGGGAGGCGGCCAACAAGGACCGCATCACGCAGTCCCAGGCCGAGCCGGTTGCGGAAGAAGGACCGCCAGCCGGAACAGGAGATCAGCCAGACGGTTCGTTTATCCAGCGGATTCGCAACGGCGATCAGTACGAGTTTCACCGCTTCACACCGCGCCCAGGCGGCGGGTTTGAGACCCAGCCGATTGGGCAAGGCCAGCAAATGCCAGGCGGTCAACTCTCGGCTGGGGCGTTGCAAGAGATCTTCCGCCGTGCCGACCAGGCTGTGCCTCAGCCCAAAGGTCAGGGGCCGGGAGGTAGGTTTCTTAACCCACGCATGGCGGCACTGGCGCAGCAACAGAGGAGAGCGGCAGTCGAGTCGCTGGCTCATTCGATGGTTAACGATGCCCAGCGCGTCCAGGAACATCAGCGGCACGAGACTTCGATGTCGGCAGAACGACAGCGGGCCGAAGCAGAGCGGCGTTCCCAGATGCAAGAAAAGTTGCAGGAGCAACAACGGCAGAAGCACAAGGACCATGTCGAGGACTACCTGAAGCACGAGAAGGCTTTGACGCGGACAGAGGATGGCAAGGTTCATTACCCGACGCATGAAGAGATCGTTCAGCACATGAAGAACGCCGAAAAGGCAAAGACGGAATTGGAGGGCCAGAGGCCGGCCGCCGAAGCTCCAGAGCAAAAACAGAAGTTTGATGATCTCGTGAAGACGCTGATCGCTGCCCCACCAGCTCCTACGGTGCAACCCAAACCGCCGTCAACGCATGTCATTCGAGATCCGGGCGAAATGCCTGGGTTCTAGCACATGGACGACACCGACACACAAGTTGCTGATTTGCCGGCTCAGACGCCAGAAACTCCTGAACCACCACAGGGGGTATTCTCTGCCAAGCCCTGGGAAGAAGTTGCCCCCAAGTTCAAAGAGGCGTTTCCTGCTCTTGACGAAGGCGAGATGAAGCGGCGTTACGAGCAAGCTACGCTTCTTGCCCAGACCAGAGCACACTTCAATCAGCAAGGTTATAACCCCGGCGAGTTTGTTGCCAGGCGTGGACTGCCGTTCTCGTCGGCGGCAATTGGCGCCATGACGGATAGCGATTACACGTCTGCCAAGAAACGCTTCGAGGAAGGCAATCCGCAAAAGGGCGATGAGTTGTCCATCGCCAGTTATGAGCGATTGAAACGGCTGGATGCGGAAACAGAATCAACTGCTGGAGGATTTGCGGCATCCAAGGCTTTGCAAGGCGGGGCTATCGCGGGCGAGTATTTTGCTGGCATGGGGGCACTCAGGGCACTCGGCTTATTGCCGCAAGCGGCTGCTGGGGCGAGCCTGGCTTCCCGCGCTGCCAACTTTGCGGGACGGGCCGCTGCAACAACGGCCACGATGCCTTCAGCCATCCTTCCGGAATGGACCCAGAAGAACATTGAAGCGGGACGAAGTGCTACGGATCTCACTGGTCTGCCCTCGGCCGTCGCCAAGGGCCTCCTCTTTAATGCCATTCTCGAAGGCACTGGTGGCATAGCAAACAAGCTGCTTCCTGGCGGTGGATTAGCGAGGGCCGCAGGCAGGGTTCCTACTGCCGCTGCCGGTGGTGTCGCGGCTCAGCAAGTTGCCGACTTTGCTGGCGGCATGATGCAATATGCTTCCGGATTGAAAGGCGACTTCGGGGCTTTCTTTGAAGGCGACTGGGGAGATGCCGGGAAACGCTTGGCAGCACAGTTTGTTGGCTTTGCCGCCTTTGCTGCCCTTCACGAAGGCTTGGCGGCTGGCAGACGAGTGCTCGACGAGGCCAAGGAAGAGTTCCAGAAGCAGAAGGGGCTTGGATACTCGTCGGAAGAAGCCCTTCGGTTGGCATACAAGAAGCTTTCACCGCAAGACGCCTACCGCCGCGCATCTGCCGACATGCACCCGGACAGAAATCCTGGCGAGTCGGAAGCGGCGACTAAGGCAACCAAGGATCTAAACGGGGCCTATGACGACTACAAGGCGGCCGTCAAGAAAGGCGATGAGGCAGGTGCCAAAGCGGCGGCTGGGCGGATAGATGCGATCCATCAGGCTTGGAATGCCCGTCCCAAGCCGCAAGCTGCCCAGAAGCCCTCTGAACAAGCCCCGGAAGCGACTGGTGGCGAACAGTACCACGGAATGACCGTCAAAAGGGTCAACGCCGAAGAGTACCGCCAGCAGAGTCGTTCGGACCAGGAATTGGGGACGGCCAAGGTCCACGGCAACGTAATCTACCTGTCTGACGAGGTGGAACCGGGCAAAGATACGGCTACGGTGATGCACCAGGCACTTCTTGAGCATAAGGCTGAGTCGAGAGGGCTGTCCGACGATCAAGCCGAACAGCTGATGATTGCTCATGAGCACCACGAAGGCAAAAGGGGGACCGGCGCAGGGGAAGGGAAGGTGGTCCCCGCTAGCGTTTATGCAGATGGCGGAAACGGTGTTGGAAGAACTCAGACTGGCCAGGTGGTCCGGCTTGTCGATGGAGCAGAGGTCCGAGTTAAGCTTGATCCAACATTCGTTGAGGGAGGCAATCACCAGGCTCTCAAGTACATCCCCAAAGGAGAAATCTGGGTCGAAAAGACGCTGGCGGGTAAACACCCGCGCGAAGTGGCACTTACGGTTCACCACGAAGCGCTCGAAAGCGAGTTGATGCGCAAGGGTGCGTCCTACAAGAAGGCTCACCAGAAGGCTTCGCTGTCGGAGTTTGCGCTGCGAAGCGGTCAACAAGGTACGATGACTTCTCAACCACCGCCAACCGCAGCCGCTCCGGCAGCACCTCACCCCCTGGACGCCTTGGCCAAACGAGCGCAGTCAGGCCGTCCAGTTTCCATTGATGAAGTTGCCGACGCTGCCGGTCTTAACGACCGCGAGTACGACCTGCTCATGGAAATGGGTAAGGGCAAGAGGCTGGAAGAGGCAGGACAGGCTATCAGCCTCAATAACCGGCAGCGGGCTCATCAAATCGCTGGCGACATTGCCGAGAAGCTTGGCCTAGACCGCTCCCTGTCCAAACAGGTCGAGGATGCCGTTGCCGAACCTGGACTCAAGAAAGATGCGATCAAGCCCTTGGAAGGTGCAGCTTTCTCCGAAAAGGACATGAGGACCGATCCGGCACTTAAAGCAGAATTGAAACGCGCCAAGGCTCCCCGAAGTGAAGAGGAACGCATCTTACAAAGGATGAACAAGCTTGGTCGTAGAATAGAGAGAGAGGCCCGCCAAAACGGCGGTGATTTGACCGATGAACAACACGAACGGTTTGCATCCGAGAGTCAACGCCTTGCTGGCGAGCTTGAAGCAGCACGCGCCGAACGAGGGACCATCGAGCCGTCACCCGTTCGACGTGAGCCCAGCGGCCAATTACAAGGCGGCAACCCGCCTCTTGGGGCTGCGGGTCCGCAACAAGAAGATCTCGGGCAGCAAGGGGCCGGCAATCCCCCAAGCCGTGCTCAAGCCCCCCGTAACAAGCTAAGACAGCCAGGCCAGAAGGGGTCGGGCCGCAAGGGTCAACTTGACATCGGGGCCATCTTCGCCGCTATCAAGGGACCGCCCAAGCCCCAACCCGCACCAGTCCCGCCATCCAATGAGCCACGTCTGAAGTTCGGCCTACAGCGGACCTTCCCGGCACTGACGAAGCTCAGCCCGCGCACGGGGGCAGCCTTTGCTCGAGCGGCGAACGCCAAGGCCACGCTGGAGGCAACCAAGAACTACATGGAGCATGCGCTGAAGATAGCCGGCGAGACCATCGCTCACATGAAAGAAGACAGCCCCAAGGACCTTCTGAGCGGCGCTGCGATTATGCAGACCCGCATGGATCTGGAGAGAGCAGCGGCGCAACAGGACGTGGCTCGCCTTCACCAGCAACTCAACCAGAAGATCCAGGCCCTTATCGCCAAGAACCCCGCCATCACCCCAGCAGAGATCGCCACGGCCTTGAAGAACGAGATGGCGGCCTTTCAGGAAGCCAGGAGGCACGCTGGCACTGTCGCGGACCTGATAGGCAAGCCAGGTTCCCCTTTACAGACGCGAGCCGATTATAACCGCGTTATGGGGCACCTGGGGACATTTTTGCAGGATGCTCGCGGGATCTGGACGCCGAAGGTCGAGGGTTACTTCACGGACCTAACAGGACATCCGCCGTCCGGGCGCAACCAGATTCCCGGCTTTCCCGTCACGGCCATAGCGGTAGACGACCAGGGTCAGCCGCTTGGCAAGGGCGTGGTCCGGACTGGTAACACACTGGCCAATGAACGGCTGCGCAAGGGTGGCTACACGAAACACGCGGAACTTGAAGAAGACGCCTACGATCTCAGTCTCAAACGGATGATGGAGCGAACGCTTTCCCAGCGCATTCCTGAAGCAATGCGAGCTGTGGCCGTGCGGACAGGAGTGCAGGAGGGCGTCATCAAGGTTGTCAAGAAAGGGGAGCAGCCGCCTCAGTTGTGGGAAGAATTAATGCTTAAGCCCGCCAAGGGCATTCCCGAATTGCCTGCTGGCGAGCGATACTTTACGCATCCCGGCGCGAAAAAGGACATAACACAAGCCCTGAACATTGAGTCAACAGCAGGTGAGAAGGTTGGCGAAGCGATCAGCACCGCTCTCGGTGGTGGCACAATCCCCGGCAAGTTCCTCGGACGCCTGACCCAGATAACCTTACTCACCCCGACCGAACTCATGGTCCATCTTGGCGGGAATATCCCCACGGCGCTGTTCAAGGAAGGGATGGGTTTCCCGGTATCCAGCGTCGGCCGTTGGCTGGTGGGCATGTGGCACGCCTTCAAGGGAGATCCGCAGTTTCTTGAGAAGCTGATGAAGGTTGCCGAGATCGGAGCATCCTTCGAGCATCGAGAAGGCACAGGACTCTTTGCCAACCATCCCCTCGACCCGACCTATCTAATCAATAAGGTCTCGACTGCCCTCATCGACTTGGGGCAGGACTCGATGCGCGTCATGGCGGCGGATGCCTGGGACCGCATGGTAGCGTCTGGGCGCAAGCAACAATCGGAGAGTCTCAAGCGAGACTTCATCAACCAGATCCTTGGCAATTATTCCAAGAATGGCGGGAATGCTTTTCTGACGCTGCTCAAGGAATTGCACATTCAGCCCTTCGCCACGGCCGCGAGCACGTTCACCGAACAGGGCGTGCGAGCAGGCTACTTCGTCGGTAACTCGCCGAATCCGACGTGGGCCAAGTTCCTGCTCAACACAGCCTTGCAAATGGCCAAGCTTGCCCCTCTGTTTGTTCTGGGACCTTTCCTGAACTGGAAGAATCACGGCGAGTGTTTTCCCGCCGATGCCCCGCCATTTGCCATAAAGACTGGAGAAGGCAAGTACGTGGACCCTCTGGGCGTCTTTGGTGGTCGTCGCGGGTATCGAGCAACAGGGGCCGAAGCCTTAGCAGAGGGCAAGCCAGAGCGAGCATTGGGCGACATCGGTCATGCTGGCATTCATTTGGTTGCTGGCCCTGCTCCTGATTTCGTCAAGACCGCCATGACAGGCAGCAATCTCCAGGGTACGCAGCTTGCGGCCAAAGTCTCGACGGCAAAGACCGTCACCGGAATCAACAAGGCTGCTCAGCGTGGATCGCCGCCAGCCAACTCCAGCCAGGCATGGGAAAATCTGAAGGCTGCCATCATTAACTCCAACTCGCTGCTGAAGACATTCTTCCCCCAGACGACGACCGAGAAGAACAAGTCTTTGAGCGAGCGGTTCCAGGGGATGATTCCCTTTGGAGAAAAGGGACACGCGCCCAAGGCAAAGAAGCGGTAAGGTTACCGCAGGGTTTAAGCTGGAAACCACCGAAGCACCGACGCGGAGGCGAGAACGCAGAATGGCGGAAGAAATGAACGGAGCATCGCAAAAAAGCATTCTCATCGCTCTGGGCATTGTGGCCACGGCCACCATATTCGGCTCTGCGCTGTCCGCTCCAAACGCCGCGCAGATCATCGGGTTTGGTTCCTTGGTCTGCGTTTCCCTCCTTGGCTTGCTTCAGCAGATTCGCAATAGCGCCAAGCTGGATGTGGCTGCTCAGAAAGTCGACGTGGCTGCCGTAAAAACAGAGGAAGTCAAGCAAGCGCTCGCCAAGTCCGACAAAAAGGTTGAAGAGGTGAAGCAGGCCCTCCTCGTATCAGACAAAAAGACGGATGTGCAGATGGCGGACCTGGCCAAGGTTGCCACGGCCACACACACGCTGGTCAACAACAAGATGGCCATTCAGTTGAAGATCAGCGCCACGGCCTTGCGTCAAGTGGCTAACCTCATGAAAGCCTCCAGTACCTCCGGTTGGCAGGAAGCCGAAAAGGCGGCAGGAGATGCTGACGCCTTATTGGCCGATCATGAGGCGAAGCAGGACAAGGTCGATGCCGTAACCGAAAAGCTGTCCGGATAGTCGTACAATACCCCCTGAGCGCTGACGGGGCGCTCTACGGGGCGGATCAGGGAGACAGGGGAACCAGATCCGCTCTTTTCACTTCCCCAAGGAGAAATCCAATGGCAAAGACACTTGCTGAAACGCTCACCGCCTGCGGATGCGATCCAGCCGAGCATAAGCCTGCGCTGGACCATTTATCGCAGAATCCTGCCGTCAAGCGCTTCCACGAACTTGTAAAGAAGGGCGATCCCGCATCCGCAGCCGAAGGCGACAAGATCGCCAAGATGTGTGTGGTTACGCTCTTGCACTTCTTTGAGGCCGCCCACGAGGGCAACAAGGCCCACGGCACCAAAGACTCGCATATTGTAAAGCTCGCCCTTGAACACCTACCGCACATCCTGAAGTAAAGGAGACTCCATTGACTACTCTACTTATGCTCCCCGGCCTGGGACTGCCCTTGGCTCCTACGGCTGGCGTGAAGGGAGCCTTTGTTCCACCTCCCACGGCTCCCTACCTGCCGCCTCAGAACGTAGCGGTGACAACGTTGGACCGTACTGAAGGCGGCATCGACTTTTACAATATGACCATCCCTGGTGGCTTCTTCGGGTCGAACGACTTCCAGTTTGGCGTGCCAGCGGGAACGCCTGCCGGCAAGGTTGCCTTGGCTGCTGGCTATATCCTGTCCTGGAGCAAGTTTTACTCGACGGTCGTGGCACCGTTCCTGATGAGCGGCGACTATGCTTCAGGGGTTGCTGCGTGTTCTTGGTTCTCGGTGAATATCCAGCCGCTTTACGGAGTGTAACCATGACTGTATGGGTAGTTGTCTGGGTCGTTCTTATGATGTTTTGGCTGTTCTTCGGCTGCTGGTGGGGGTGGAACCCGGCCGCTCCCGCTGGGCTGGGTAACACGCTCATCCCCTGGCTGTGCGTGCTGATTCTCGGCCTCATCGTCTTCGGTGCTGTCAACCCTGGCGTGGGACTAAGGTGACGCATGGAAATCATTCTGGCTGCCGGCATCGGCTTCTTGATTGGCGTCGTCGCGTGCTACGTCCACAAGGTTGTCCGAGAAAACATCGGCGAACCGTGGCCTAGGGAGTGATTAATGCTGACGTTTTGGATCGGACTTGGCTGCTTCCTGATCGGCCTGATCGTTGGTGTGCCGGTTGGGAGCAGATTGGAATTGGCGCGCATGGCTATGTGGATAGCCGACAAGAAAAAAGAGCGGGCAGCAAAGCTGATAAGATAAGAGCATGTTTACAGTCACGTTAAACCTGAACGTCACGATTGGCGTCTCGACCCCGCTCATGGCCATGCTCATGCAGTTGCTCGGGGACCCAGAGAAGATTCAGGAATTAACCGACAAGCTCAAAGCATCTGGCGATGCTCTTTCGGCGGCAGTTGCCGCTAATGCCCCCAAACCCTAAAGGAGAAATTTATGGGAGACCTTGGACCTCTTACCGCACAAGTCACGGCCAATACGGACGTGGAAGGTTCAGCCGTCACGCTGATTAACGGCCTGGCTGCTCAGATCATCGCGTTGAAGAATGATCCCGTGGCCCTGCAAGCACTGGCCGACAAGCTGAAGGCATCTGCTGATGCCTTGGCGACCGCAGTTACGGCAAACACGCCAGCGCCGTCCTCGAAGAAGAAACCCTGAACTACTGCATGGGCGTAGCAGTAGCCTCGGAGCCGTCTCAGTGTGGAACGGAGACGGCTCTTTTCATGCGCGGACATTCGGGGTAGAGTAAGTGCATGGCACCACTCATCCACCCTGAAACGCTCTACAACGACTTGGATCTTTGCATCCTGTTCGGCTTTTCGGCCGATGATCTAGCAGAGGCGCGGAAGTCGGAAGTTCTTCGCTTCTCACTTTACCGCATGGCCCCGCTCTACCTCGGCGAGTGGGTGATGGACTGGCTCTCGACGATGGACGAGTACGCCGGGGTTTACCAGTTGTCGAGCTACGGGCTGAGGCAGGCGGTTAGGGATTCGGCATGAGGGGTTCCTAGTGTGGTGTGTAGGCTGCTGATTCAACGAGAATGGCGAACACGTGTATCGTGTCTTCGACAGCCAAAGAGAAGCCGAGATTTATGCTGGTAAGCTGCGGGCCAGCGGCCAGCGAAAAGTTTATCTCTGGGAATTGTGATCCGGGCATGAGCCGAGACAACTACTGCGACCTGCTCGCGTCACTGTGCGGCTACGCTTTTCTCGCCTTGCTCTTTTGGGCAGCTTGCCGATGAAACACGTGGTAATAATCGAGTACCTCAAGCCAGCCTGCTTGGAGAAGACGGACTGGAAGGTGTTCGACACCCTGGAAGAGGCGAATGCGTACCTCGACGACTGCAAGGCGCAGGTTGCGGAGTTTGAGCCTTTGAAGTCGGCAATCGTCGGGTATCAGGTGCTGGCGGTCGAGTCCGTAGAAGAACCTAAAAGCAAGGAGGACGTATGACGAATGGCGTAACCGATGAGCAAATCGACAGACTTGCCACTGACATTACCGAGTGCATTTTCACAGCAGGGTTTCACCACGCAGACCGACTTTCTCTGTTCGAGCTTGAACAGTGCGTCGGCAGTTGGAACAAGGAAGAGCTGACCCAGGCGGTCAAGAGCCTGCTACAGGGGGCGCTACAAAAATGATTGGGGATGGCCTTGAGGCATATCGACGGGAGTTGCTGGGAATACCGGGAGTGATTCAGGCAAATGTCGGGCAATGCACCCCGTCTCATCCTGTCAAAATCTGGTTCCGAGTGTGGTGGAAAAACGAGACTGTGGAATTGAGGTCTGCCCTTTCAAGGTGCGAAGAGGCAATTGAGCAGATCAGAAAGATTGTCGCAGACAGCATGGCCCTTGAAGACGTGAAGCCGCAGACTTGGAGAGACAGACCGCCGCTGCTTTAAGGAGAACCCGCGATGACTGATGAGCAACTCGACCAATTATCGAGCGACATTGCTGACTGCCTGTTCGGCCAAGGCGATAGGCTGAGCGTGTTTGAGGCGGACATCCTAAAGGGATCGTGGAACAAAGAAGAATTAACCCAGGCCGTCAGAGACGTGCTACAGGGGTCACTTCAGAAATGACTTATCTAACCAAACTCAAGTACGCAGACGCAGCCGAGCACTTGCCGGCCCATGGAGAATTGATCCAGGATGGCGACGGCGAGAAGCCGCTTGCCACAGTCTGCAAGATTCACGTGGACACGGCGGAAGAATTGGCACGACTCAAGCAGCTTATTAAGACGGCTAACGAGGCAAATTCGTGATCGCGTTTCGCATCCTCTTTGTGTTTGCCGACCCTTTTCTTTTAAGGAGTTTCTCATGCTCGAACGACGTGATTTTCTGACCAAGTGTGGTTCTGTGCTTGGAGCTGGGTTTGTTGCTGGCGGAATGGCCGCTGCCGAGCCGGGTAAGGAAGAAAGCAAGCCGGAAGAGCCGGTTGATGCTTCTGTGCAGTCACTACTCGACGATTTGAAGAACAAGCCGGGTAGCCTCGTAGAGCAGGGCATTGGGCGCGTCCTGCGTGTAGTGCATGACCTGCATGACAATGGCGGCGGTGTGCTGGACTATGGTGCCGCTGTCAGAATCGTGAGCAAATCACTTTCGATTCTGAACGAAGAGCATCGTCTTTTGAGGCGATTGGTGCCTCTGGAGTAACAGGTGGCCTCGTTCATAATCCTCTTTGTACTGCCGTCAATGAGCGACATCAGCCGTTTCCCCAGTCCTGCCGAGTGCTCGGCGTACGCTTCGTTTTACCACGAACGAATCGCCTGGACTAAATACCACATTTTCCCCACGCTGGCCGAGAAAAGAAGGCTAGTATACGAACTCGAAGATGAGCGGGAGTATTGGTACAAGTTCTTTGCCGCGCGTGACGTGCAGTTGCAGGATCATTGCCGCCGTGAAGCCTTGCTCTGGCTCTGGGTTCGATTGGGGCCGGATTACGGCAAGGCTCTCAGGGCCACTAAACCAAAGGAGACTGTCTAATGCAAAAACTTTTGGCGTTCCTGGCACTTCTTTTTCTTCCCGGTCTGGCGGCTGCTCAGCACGGCAAGGGCTACAAGCCCAATCCGCCAGCGGTGCGGGCTCAGATGCACGCAGACGCATTTGCCCGACACGGCAACCGCATCGCCGCTCTTGTGCGCCAGACGGCACCGCCAGCCGAGTTCGATTGCGTGACTCTGGGATGGGTGCCACCGATCCGAGATCAAGGCCAATGCGGTTCTTGCTGGCTGGTGAGTGCTGCCGACTGCCTGACGTGCTGCTTCATCAAGGGCGGGCTGGGGAAGGCAGACGATAGCTTCAAGATCAGCGACCAGTACGGAATGGACTGCCACACGGACTGGGGCGGGTGTAACGGCGGTGATGAGGCAAATCCCATCGACTGGTGCAAGAAGACCGGCTTCCCTGCTGAGCGCTGGGTGAACAACGGCACTCCTCAGAACGATTACCCAGCGTACACGGCCTCGGAGAGTTCTTGTCGGCTGAAGCAAGGCACGAAGCTTTGGCAGATAGCCGACTGGGGCTACGCTACCTCAGACCAATCGCAGCGTGGCGTCACCGTGGCCGAGTTCAAGGCCGCGATGTACCAGTATGGGGTGCTCTCGGTAGCCCTGGACGCGGGCGGTGAGTTCGGTAGCTACTCCGGGCAAGGCATCATTAACAGCATGGGCGACAGCATCGACCATGCGATTACGGCCGTGGGCTGGTCAGATGCGAAACAGGCTATTCGCGTTCGGAACCAGTGGAACGTCGATTGGGGCGACAAGGGGTATGGCTGGATTGCCTACTCTGCCGTGCCGCACATCGTCGAGGTCATCTGGGTATCGGCCGGGGTGATACCCCCCAAGCCGCCTGACCCGCCAAATCCGCCTGGGCCTGGGGGCACGATCACGCTCAGCGGGGACACCAAAGCTGGGACGTACCAGCTTGTTCCGTCCGGTAGTGAGATCGTACCGGCAGGGACGAATGCGAAACTGCTTGAACTGCAAATGAAGATCAAGGAACTCGAAGACTTGCTGAACCCGCCAAAGACAAAGCAGACCAAGGAACCACCAAAGGTCGAGCCAGCCCCGGACAAACCGGCGCCGGTCAAGAAGGACGCTATGATCGACAGGCGGCCTCGGTACTTCTTGGCGGCATGAAGGCATCACCGCAGGCTGGTACGCTGGAGACGAAATGACGGATGAAGCAGATTTCCTGACTGGCGCGACTGAGTATTGGAGTAACACCTTCCTTGCTCAGATGGCGCATTTCTTCAGCGCCGCCACGGTGATGCTGCTCGGCGACCACTGGCACTGGGCCGGTTGGTTTTGTCCCACGCTTCTCGTATCCTGGGGGTTGGGCAAGGAGTTCATCTTTGACCCGGCTATCGAGGGTCAGGAGTTCTGGGGCAGTGTTCTTGACTTCAGCTTTTACATGATCGGTATGGTGTGTGCCGGTCTGGTGATCTGGTTGACATGAAAGGAAGTAGGCGGCTGCCGGTCTCGCGGCCGGTAAGGACTTTTCCCACGGGAGTATCCAGCTCTGAAACCAGAAAGAGCATCGCCAGGTGTAAGAACTGGCCGGCCGCCTTATCTCAACCATGAAATGGCCCATCATCATTGGCGGCATCCTCGGCCTCGGCTCGCTCATGATCTGGGTTGACCCGGTGATCGGCTCGGTGAGCCTCGGCGTGATCGCTGTCCTGGTGGTGATCTTGGCTCTGATTAACCAACCCTGTGGACCTACTTATGGCGATGGTGGATAATGTTTGACCTGGAGAAATTGACGCCGGCACCGTGGCGAGTGTGCCCGACCAGAGGCGAGGAAGATCCCGAGAGCGGAGCCGATACGCTGATTGAGACGACTGCCGATGTCCAGTATAAGGCCGTTGTTTTCATGGGTTGGTACGACGGACTGCACCTTGGCTGCACAAAGCCAGACGCCGCTTTCATCGCCCTGGCCCGCAATGCTTTCGATGTGATGATGCGGCGGGGTTGGAATCCGCTAATGACAAGCAACGGTTGGAGCGTAAGTGACTTCCATCGCAAACGCGTGTATGACAAGGCAAGAACGTTTCGAGACTGGGTTTTGGAGCAAGAGTGGCCCGATCCATTCACCGCCCTCGTAGAAGCCGACCGCTGGATGAAGGAACAAGAGGCAAGCAAACAACAATGATCCAGTATTCGTCAAAAATGTGGCCTGGCATCCGGCAACCCGGAGAAAGCCAGCTCATTTATCGTGTAGTACCTGACTCTTTGAAAGGAGAATTTGTGAACGCAACGACTTTGAAAGGCGACGTGGACTCGGTGTTTGCCAAGATCGAGGGCCTGCGGGTGTTTCGGCTGTTCCCGCACAAACTGGCGTGGGTCAAGCAGGTCCACGCAGCGATCCTGACCGACATCGACGCCATCGCTACCACGATCCCGGTCGGCAGTCCTTGGACCGTGATTGCGGACGCAATCATCACGTTCATCGAAGGCAAGTACCCGCAGTGGAAGATGGAGCTCGAATGGCTCAGGACCATAATCGACGCGCTGTTCGCCACGGCGCCGACAACCACCTTGCCAGCGGCGTAACCTTGAAAGGAGCCTCTCATGGCGAAGAAAAAGAAAGACTGCCCGGACGAACCGGCACCGAATAATTGTCCGTGTTGCGGTGAGTCCGAGCCTTGCGTGGATTGCGGGCCGATATGCAAGTGTGGCTGCTTGATGGTGTGTAACGGTTGCGATCAATGCTGCTGCCACTGCACTTGCCCCATGCCGGCGAAGTAGGGTAGTATCGACTTTGTAAGGTGCTTTTCCATTGTCCCGGCCCCTACTTGTGGTAGGGGCCACTTTACTTATGGCGGCTGGGTTGGATTCCACAAGTACCCCGGCTAGGCCGGATGAGACTTCCGGCTAATGTGAGGCACATCGGCCAGCCGCCTTCTCTTTGAAAGGATTTCCCATGCGTTTTTTGCTCGTTCTCGTGGCGCTGGTAATGTTCTCGGCCGACTCGCAGGCTCAGCTTCTCAGGCGGCGCTCTGCCTCTGCGTGTGCTTCGGGTTCCTGCTCTGCTGGGCCGTCTGTCGGTGTCTCGGTGCAGGCTGGGACGATTTACCCGGGGCCGACCCCTACGGCGACTGACGATCCCATCTTCAAGTCCAACCGAGATATGCAGATTGGCAGCTACAAGATCACCAGCGAAAGTGGAATCGTGGCGACTGTGACCATCCTGAAGCCTCTGCCGCAAGGTGAGTACACGATTACGAAGCCGATAGCCGGGGGCGGAGGAAATGCTTTTCCTCCAGCACCTGCTGGGGGCGTCGAGGTTCAAGCGGAGGCTGACTCTGGGAGCGGTCGGAAGCTATTCCACCGGCTGAGGGCTCGGAGGGCTGCTAGGGGGTGTTAATCGCATTTGAATGGTTGTAGGACTGGACCTGCCAACAGCGGCAGACAAACGGCCTTACTCGGACCCCGGCTGCTTATGTGGCCGGGGTTTTTCGTTTCAAACGCCGCACATTCCTTGACACTCTTCCGTCAGGCCGAAGCTTTTCTCTTTCGGCTTCAGCTCCACCATATCCAGCGGCACCATCGAGCGGTGCAGGTACAGTTCCCCGACCATGCCTTCCTTGCCGAACTTCTCGAATGCGTTCCGCCGAGCGGCGGAACGCATTGCGTAATCGAACTCTACCGCGTTTTGCCACTCTTCAGGGTTGGCCTTGATCGAAGCCCACTCGGCATCAGAGTGAAACGGACAGCCAATGCAGGCTGAACGAGGAACATGACGACCCGGATAGTTTGCTTCCAACCAATCTAGGCAGTCTTGGCGGGTGTAGCCGTGCTCGATAAAGCTGCCTTGCTTCATGATCGTTACATCCGTGATTAGCGGGTAGCGGTGAACCTTCCAGGGTTCGCGTGACTGCCTCATGCGATGCATCTCGTCGTAGCTGATGCCAAACCACTGCTCAATTACGACCTCGCGGGGTGATCGTTGACGAGGCTTGAGACCAAGAATGTGCCGCTTAATGAACAACTCGATAGGCTCGATCTTGTATTCCGTGGTGCATTGACGGCGAACAATGCCCTGGCTGTCGTCCTTGTTTTTAACAAAGAACGGCATCGACGCAAAGCGTCGATGGTCCGCAGACTTTCGATGCTCTCGAAAAGAAATGCTTTCTTCACGCAGGTTGCCAGCGCTAACGACGTGGATTGGTATACCATACTTTGCTGCTTCTTCTATCAGCCATGCCAAATGGACGTAGACGGCTTTTGGTTCCCACTCGGTATCGGCGAAGATAGCGGCATCGAGTTTCGGCAAGTCACCCTTGCAGGACATGAGCAGCGCCGTGCTTGATTGCACACCGGCCCCAAGTGACAGCACCTTAATCATGAGTATCCTTTCAGGACCGCCTGGGTGATCTCACTCAGGCGGTTTTTGTTTCGTCTCGTGCCGAATAACCTTCGACAACTACTTCAGATTTTCGATTCTTGACTTTCCAAACCTTCATGGGGGACTTTTCCACTTGCCGCTCACTGTCCCAAACCACAAGCGACACCTTGGCTTCCTGGTTTTGTTTCTGAAGCAGGCTGATCAATTTTTGTACTGTCATCTAGTCCTTCTCTCCTTTCAGGGCGGCTTCGAGATCGTTATTCAGCAATAACTGGATGGTTTTTTTACCGAGCACTTCGACGCATTCCTTGGAGAGCGGCGAAGGTAGCACGTCGTTGACTACCTCGGCCTGCCAATAGTATATCCGAATCAAGCAGGCTCGCAGCCGATCCCGCTCGGCTTCCAGGTCGTTGATCGTGGACATCAGCATGTCGTGCATCGGTCGGTCCTTTCAAAAGGCGACGGCTAGTGTTTCACCTTCAGTTAGAGGACTTGAAGCGTCCGTAGTCGTCCTACGGCACCATGCCTAACCGTCGCCAAGTCACTGCGAAATCGGTTCGAGGTCTTCCAGGGTGATCGTTACTCCAGACTTGGCCGCGCGGATATACGTTACCGGACCAAGTTCCACCGTTTCCTTACGGTCGTCCAAGAGGAGACCACATTTACTTAGGCCGTCGTTTATGACCTTCCAAATGGCTTCCGGGTCTGGGCCTTTCTTGCGAGGTCCTAATTCTATTTGCAGGCTCACTCGCCGCTTGCCTCTGGCTTTGGGAACATCCTGCCCGAAGTAAGCGATTAGTTCATAATCTCCCTGCTTCAACTTGCTCCGTCGGCGAGGGTCGGTGCTGAGCAAACGATTCACTGTGATGGGCTGGTAATTTGGAATGTGGAACGAGTGCTGTGTTTCCGGTATCTTCATGGCTAGTACACCTTTCCCGGATGCCGGCATTGTTCCAAATCGCGATAGTGCTTGTGCCACTCTTCCAGCCGCTCCATCGTGATCGGCTCTGTTGGCTTCTTGCCGAGCAACTGCTGCTTGAGATTGATGACGAGGCTGTTCATCCAGGTCATGGCTTCGGAGTGGGTACACAGTCCTTGCGGTTCTGCGATGCGCTTTGTCACGGCTTCTCCTCTACGATCTCAACTGCTCGGCCACGGCGGGTCTTGTACTTTGTGCCGCAAGTCGGGCAGGTGAAAATCAAGACTTCATTCCAATGCGCATGGACGTAGGCGGGGAACACGTATCGCCTTTTGCATTTGCACTCGAAGCTGCGCTCGGCTTTATTTTTCGTCTTCATTTCGGCTCCTCAGTTCGAGTAGCACTCACAAGGACCAATTCCGCCGCAGTAAAAACAGGCACTAGGGTCTGACGCTTTCTCCGGCTTTGGCTTTGCGATCAGCGGCTTCCAGTGGGTTGGAAGGTAATAGACGTACATGCTGCCGTCACAGACGTACCACAGCCGACCTTGACGCTTCACCCAAATACCCCCACGCTTGCGATTCCGTCATCAGATTTTTAGCCACGATAATTCTCCTCGCTTCTCCTTGGGGCACCGGAGCCATTCATCGACGCGGGCTTTTGCTTCCCCTGACTGGAGACCCATGCGATTCTCGACAATCTCCCAGAGGCGAGACCGCGGGATGGCTCCGTTGTGAATGCGGGTATGGCACTGGCAGTCCAGCAACGGGTCCAGGCCGACCCACAGAATATTCTCGGGCAGATTGCATTCTGAACCGCCTCCCATGCCACGGTGATAGATATGGTGCTTGCAACGGGCACGGCACCAGCAACCACAAACCTCGCAATTCCCAGCCATCAGGATCACGATTGCTCTCCGGTAAGGATCTTGAAATCGGCTGGCGCCGCTGCGCTACGACGATCTTACCTAGCACGGTTCGGCACGACGCTTTTCAGCGGGTTCCGTGCGTTGACCAGCCAAAAATCAGCCTTCTCCAGTCAGGATCTTCACCGCCACGCGTACCAGCGGTGGCAGGGTGTCTGCTTCGTTTGCCTTCAGGCCCTCAAGCACGATCACGGCGTTCTTGATCCGCGATTCGAGGTCGGCGGCTTTGGCTTGGTAGTTGGTCCGCGTGCGGGGTCTAGCGGGCTTGGCACGATTCACCTTCGGATAGCCCGTCGCGTTAACCTCGCGGTTCAATTTGTCCGCTTCTGTTGCTAATCGGTTGTCTGCTGGTTCGCTCATGATTTCTCCTTGGCTGCCGCATCACAAACTTCCTCGATGCAATTACGCAGCATGTCCCATTCGATTACGTCCCAGCCATCGGCCTCGACGTACTCTTCGAGAGCCTCAGCCAAATCCTTCACAGCTTTACTTAATCGGTCGGTCATTGGTCCTCACAGTCGCGCCATTCGGCGCTGGTTGGGGTTCGTTGATCCATCCCGCATATTCGTCGCGGAAGAGCGGTCCTGAAACACTTGCCCACTCTCGCACGTCTTTGAACTTCGGCACAATGCGCCAGTCACATCCGAGCTTCAGGGAAACTACGGCGGCTCCGTAAATTCCAGGAAAGCACTGGGCACAACCAATGCAGTCTTCGTGCCCCTTCACGGCTTTGCGATCCCTTTCCCCGACGACGACAACTTTGCGGCCCTTTGCTCGCCGCTTCAGGTACTCGGCAATGATCCTTGCCCCGCCCGTATTTGACGGCCTGCCCAGCGCGGGAAAGCCGTGCGTCACGAGCGCCGCCACGTCAGACGCGCCCTCGACTATCGAGATCGGCCCTGGCAGCTTCCACCAGTTCTCAGGGACGAAGACGCCGTTCGATGTGCCGGCCAAGGTCTTCTTGCGCCCATCCGCATACCGTCGCGTGATGCCGATGATTTTGCAGTCTGCACCACGCGACGGGAAGGAATAAAACATCTCGCCCGAACGATCCCAGCCGACGCCGACGTTCAGGGAGGCGAGCGATTCAAACGAGACGCCAAGTTTGTCAGCCAAGTGTCGCCGTTCTCCAGCAGCGGCCGAATCATTGAACATCTTCATGGCCAGCGCCGTTACGTCCTTGACCTTGCGAACGGGCTTGTCGTAGCGCGGCAGCACAGCGGGGATGTCGTGAACATCATGGAGCCAGCCTTCACCGCATGGAGACGGCCGAAGCGACTCAATGCGCATACACCGGGCCAACTCGCCATCGGCTGTCCGTGTGCAGTAGTCCGGCTTGTCGCACACGACGCAAGGCCGACTTGCCGACACCCGGACCCATTCTGTTTTTGTGCGTGTCACTTTGCCTCCTTGCGGGCTTCAGGACAGGTTTTCGTATGGGGCCTATGGCACATCCGCTGAGGCTCGCTTCCACGCGCCAATAGGACGCCCACAGGCTCAGCATCCAGCGCGATTCTTTTGCCGTAGTAGCCTGTCACCCAGAATATCTTGGCTCCGCAGTCAGGGCAGTTTTCAGGTTCCATGTTTTGCCTCCTTGCGGGCTTTCTTGTGCTTATCCAGCACGGTTTCAATCTGATCGACAGCCGCTTCTTGGCACCAGCCGGAAAGGTCACGCGCTCTGCACATTTCTTGTCCTTCGCCCATCACCAGAGCAAGTCTTGTGGCAACCTGCCCCGTGCCACCGGTAAAGATCGCCTTGGCAATGAGCTTGGCAAGGTCGAGATTCGGACTAACTTTTCGCGCCACGTTTGGCCTCTTTCTTGTACCTGCCGCAGAGGATGCCTTGCGGTGCTGCTCGACTAACGCTTCTATCTGTTCGGCCGCATTTCTCCCGAGCGCATAAGCCGCGTTGAGCACGCGACACATATAGTCGGCATTGTCACTTTGAAGCGACGATTGCCAGGGCGGGAACCATTCAAACACTGCGATGGGTTCGGCCTCGAATGACAATTGGAGTTTCTTGTCTCTGGTCCAGTGCCACTTCCAAACCGTTTCCGGCTTAGCCACTTCCTCTTGGGTTGGTTTCACGACTTCTCTCCCGCTTCGGCAATGATGGCTCGCAAGTTGCTACATCCATAATGGGTTCTTGGATCACCGCCGCCTGCTTCAACCGCACACTCGAGCATATCCAGGGCCTCCTTGCACACCTTGAGCAATTTCGGGGCAGCGCCATGCAGCGGACAATACACGATCTCTGCGCCTGGAAAACAACGGCAAGGTTTGGTCGGTTTCATGACTGTGTACTCCGTGGGGTTCAGTCGTCCTCAACCTGCCGCTTGGATAGCACTGATCCTGCGCTGGATGGCCAGCAAGATCGAGCCGGGGCTGTCCTTGAGGCCGAACTTGGCTGAGAGGCCGCCGCAAATGGTCAGCGCCAAGGCCCGGCCGCGAAGCTGGCTGTGCGACAGTCCCTTGTGACAGCCGAAGTTCTTGCCACACGTTCTTTGCAGGTAGCCATTGCACGTCGGACAGCGAAACGCTTTGAGCAGCTCAGCCCAGACATCCTCGCTGGCTTGCGACAGATAAATCAGGGTCGGCGCTATTTGTCTTTTGGTTTTCGTGGCCATTGCTGCTCTCCTAAAACGGCAGCGACACATCGGGCGCTGGTTCCAACGGTACGGGGTAATCCTCGACTTCTCTCTCCGTGCTCTCCAGGCGGTGCGGAGTAATCGGGTGCCTGGTGCGATCTCGCATGAACCGCCGCCAGGCTGCGCGCTCCCAGAACCGCCAGGTGGCGATCACGCGGTTGTCGTCAGTTTTCGCTTCGACGGTCCAGCAGGTCATTTGCTTCCCTCCGGTTTGCAGTGGCCAAAGTGGCTTCGATAGCAGCGGCTATAATCGCCATCCACAGTCCATTCAACCCGCACAGGGCGGTTCTCGATCAACTCGAAGCTCCCACCGCCCTGGTCGGCATCTAAAGCAAACCATGCCCCATTCTCAGTGAGAACCCAGAGGATGTCACCCTGGCATCGGTCACACTTCGCCTTGCGCGGCGCTGGGGCAGGCTTGGGCTGGGCTCTGACGATCTTTTCCAGGTCGCTGTAGAAACATTTCAGATGGTTCTTGGCGCTATTTACAACTATCTCCTGAGCCGACCGAAGCCTGCTTTGGCGAACTACTACCTCGATGAATGTTTCGCGCATCTTGGCTGCTTTTTCGAGTAACTGTTCTTCCGGCTTGGGCGGCTCCCAGCCCGCCTCTCGCTTTGGTGCCGTGGTTCCTTTTGTCTTCTTGCGCAGCTTCCGGCAAATCTTGCAATCCTTGTTTTTCTTCTTGTCGTGAAACCCCTTCATCCGGCAGTCGCGGCAAGTAACCTTCCAAGACTCAACCGCTACTGGAGGAGGCTCGGACTTGTTCTCTTCTGAAATTGGCTCCATGTAAGAACTTAAGGCGTCATCCAAATGCGCCAGTGTCGCATTTGCATCTATTTCTGGTTCCTTAATCCGCCTGAGCCATCGCTGCACAGTTCTCGGGTGCAATCCCAGTTTGCTCACGGTTGGCAACCATTCTGTATGAGGAATCCTTTTTCTGAGCCTTTCCAGTTTAGCCGCCAGCCTCTCGCTGTACCGCAGCAGGGATTTACCGGCATTGCAATACTGGGCACAATCTTCCTCGATGGATCGCATCAGCTCCTCTGTCGTTTCCTCTTTTTGCTGAACAGCAGCGGGCGGGCTCATTGGCAAAACGTGTTTAGCGTCCAAGGGGCACCGCCTTCCCCTTAAAGACTTCCCGCATAACTTGGCGAGACGTAGCCCTGAATCCTTCAACACCTATCTCGTTGAACGCATTTCTCAGCTTGTCGGCATCCCATCGGCTCTCAATCAGCCAAGCAAAGTTCCGTGAGTCGAGCGATTCATCACATTCGCTTCTGGCGATCTGCCGCAAGCGGGCATGGCGTTTGGGCCAGTCGCCATCAAAAGGCCAGTAAACCGTGACGAGCCAGAACAGTTTCTTTGGAAGCATCCATCGTCTCCAAACAGAAAGAGCCTGATCCCGCTTCCTTGTCGCCCGCCGCGATGCACCGCAATGGAAGTGCTCGAAGCCAAGGAAGCGGGGCCAGGCCCACAATTATCATAGTGGCCCATTGCGTTAAGTTGCGTCGTCGGCGAAGACAACAGGAACAGTAGAACCTAAACACGCTCGGGATGCAAGTGCTTTTTCTTCGCTGCTTCAAGAGCAGCTTCCCAGGTGGGGCCGGAGATGTCCGTGAATCTTGGCCAGTGCGTGGCATTAACTGCCCTATCCGGATTCGCACTGAATAGGCGAATCGTGCAGCGGTTCTCGAATCCCTCCGACAGCAGCACCGCCCGCGCGTTCTCTCCGAACAGTCGGCGGACCTCGTCGTCAGCGGCGCAGTGGCTAAGCATCGGTCTTCCTTTCCTGGGTAACGGCCAGGGCTTCGGGATCGGCCATGATCGCTGCTAAGTCTTGAGCAGCTTGAATCGCGTATCCCAAAATCTGCAACGCTGAACGGGTCGCCAAAAGGCTGTCGCAAAATCGCAGGCATGACCGGCAACCCATCGTGTGCCGAATCATGGCGGCAATTGTAGCCCTGCTTTGGTTGCCCTTACCGCGCATCGCTTGGAACTCTTCACAGGTCATGGGATTGCCTCCTGGGGCTGTTTGAGCGGTTTCTTTCGGACCGATCCTAAAGTTTTTTCGTATTCACTGGGCGGCAAGTGCCGCATGCTGTCGATCTTCAGCGCGGCACAGGCTCGCTTCAGGCCATCAGGGGTGATCTCCCGCTTTTCGATTTCGGCCGAGAGTTCGTCGTACTGGGCCTGGGTGATGTATTGGCCGTTCTCGATGATCTCGCCATCGCTGGTTGTCGCTGGTGTGGCCTGCTCGATCTTACCTGTCATCTCGCCGAGCAGCTTGCGGAACTTCGGGTAGAACTCTTCGAGGGCGGCTCGGAGCTTGGCCGTGAAATCGTCCTCAGTCACGCGCACGAGCAAAGCCGGCAAGCCTGGGGCGTAGGAAACGAAGTCTACCCACTTCCGCCCGGTAACGATCAATTCACCGTGAACCTGGGGCTTGTACTCGGCTGGAAGGATCTGCCCCGCCATGAGGTACTCGGCATGAGTCGAAGCATTCGGACATTTCAGCTCGAGCGCTCCGTCACCGTTTACCAGTCCGTCTGGAGAGCAGCCGAACCGCTTGTCATCCGTCATGCAGAATCCACCGTTGGTGACATTGACGCTGTGATGAGCGGCATACCACCGACGCGCCGACTCTTCGCACTCTTGCCCCCAGCGCACGGCCCGATTGGTAAACGACTCGGCGTGTTCTGGATAGTAGGGGCTCGTCACGTCGCCGATCAGTTGGGCGGCATACTTCGTCCACTGCTTCGATAACTCGCCCTTGGCCGGCGTGATGATCTTGTCGAACTCGCTCGCCGTGGGGATGCCGCGGCGAAGCGTATGCCAGGTTGGCGAGCCTTGCTCAACGTCGTAAAAGATCACTTCTTGCCTGCCTTCCTCTTCGCCGCCTGCCACTCGGCGCGGTACTGCCCCATGATCGTCTCGTATTGAACCTTGGTCAGATTCTCCAAGGCATCGAGCTTGAGCCACTTGAAATAGTCTGCCCGGTCAAAGGCAAGCGTGCGGAGAAGGTCGTCAACTTCCTTGAGTTGGTTTTCATCCGCCATTGCTGTGCGGTTTCCATCATTGTCCTCGCCGGCAATCGTCAGGTTGAAGATCCAGGTCACAAGCCGGCGCTGCCCGTAGCTCCCTGTTGAGACGGCCCCTTGCACTGCGTTCATTCCGCCAATCGGGTTCCCCTTGGGACCGATCCCATCAACCGGCAGATCAACCTGTGCGTGGTCGATGTGGCCTTCGACGTGGCGGATCGTACAAATCGTCCGCTTGTGATTTGGTAGCGGCGAGTCGGCCTCGCTAAATGACAGGCTGAAGCCATGCCTGGTGTAAACCGGCTTGGCTACCTTCTGGACCGTCTCCAGCTTGGCGTACATGGATTTGGTTTGGTCGTTCGTAGCGTCACGGACAACGATTTCCATTTCGGCCTGGGCGTCACGCATCGAACAGTTGTAGGCGGCCAGTGCACGAGCCGCTTCGAGCCGCTCATGCAAGCCGACGAGTTTTTCCAGTTCAGCGGCCGGCAGTTTCAATTCGACGGCTCGTTCGATAATCGCCAGGCTGCCCTTCTGATGGACAGGCGGCTTGTCGGGCAAGGCATCAGTTACTTCTGGTTCTACTGTCATGGGTTGGCCTCGTGGGGTTAGGCGGTTGGTTGTTCTTGTAACGCTTTGACTTCGTGATCGGCGAGAATCTTGCCGTAGCGCAGAAGCGAGTCGATCATCCATTCATAGCCGCAGAACCCAGCCGACTTCTTGCGGATCTGCGCTGCGTCCGATTTGCTGACTTCGCGAACTCGGACGCACGCACACCAGCCATCGGACCATCGGTAAGTGTGCGAGCCGATTAACTCGGCTGGTATGTCACGCAGACTGCGGATCACAGCCCATAGTCGATCTTCACCGGACCATTTGCCATTCCACGACGGCGCGGAAGGCATGGTCAACGAAAAACAAACGAGCATGGTTGGCCTCCAGGGTTAGAGAAAGTGGACATCCGGCGTTGACCCGGAACCCCCGCTTAGCAGCGGAATGCTACTGCCCTTACACCATGCCCACAAATCGAGTCAATCACGGTATCGGTCAGGGTCGGGCTCACTTGCCTCTGCGTGCTCAGCCACGTACTGTTGCAGCCGGTCAATCAGATTATCGTCATTGTCGATTTGCTTGAGCATCGCGCGGCGCTCTTCATCCGTGGCAGTACGGCCGATCTCACCAATGGCCGTATGAAGCACACGGATGTTTTGCAGTTCGATCTCGCCGCCCTCAGCAGGGTCGCCAGGGTCGCTAGAATGCGGCTGGTACATGGTCGCTGGCGTGAACTCGCTGATCGAGTAATCCAGGCCAAGGGTAATGGAGCAGAGTTCCCCGCGAAACTCGAACTCCTCGTCTTCCCATTCCAGGTGTCCAGAAAATGCTGGTCGTTTCATGCTCCGCTCCCTTCTGCTGGCTCATCTTGGTAGTACCGCTCCTCGATCTCCTGCGAGCTGAGTAGCGGCTGTCCATGGCTCTCACGCCAGTCGTTGATCGCTTGGGCGCGTTGCAGGATCTTCTCGTCCTCGACGATCTTGGCACGGGCTAGTTCCTGCCGGTTGCGTTCATCGGTCAGAGACATTCGATTCCTCCTCGGAGTGAAACGCCAGCATTTGCCTCAAAAAAACACGCTCGGTAGCAAACTCGGCTCCATTGTGGGACCAGTGCTCAAGCTTCACCAAAAGCTGCGCTGCGAATAGTCGCCATTGCCTACTCTCTCGTTGCAGCGATGCTACCAGGTCGCCTAGGGTCATGTCGGTCATTGGTCCTCCTTTGGGCGCGGTGTTAAATCTCACGCTCAATGCGTCCACCATCAGCGGGATTGCCGATCAAGAGCCAGCGCGAGCCATCGCTGCCGATCACGCGCAGCCGCTCATCGTCAATGACCTCGACCCCCACAATCGTAGCTTGTTGTTCTTCCCCCGTTACCGGACCGGGCAGGGTGAATGCTACGGGCAAATCCCAGTTGTCCGGGTCTTGTACCTTGGAGAGCATCACCATGCCCTCTTCGACTTTGCACGTTCGGTTCTGCCAGATCATGGCGTTCCTCGCGGTGTTAAATCACTCTCGACGAAAGCGGCCTTCCCTTCGGCATCCCTATCCTAAACAGGGCTTTGCTCTGGCTGGTGATTCCTCTAGCCGTTTCCGAGCACGTCACTGTAGCAAAGAGAGGGCGCCGGCTTATGCCTTTAGGGATGCCATTAGGACCCAGGACGTAGGCCGCATTGCAGGATCAACTACCTGCCCGGAGCTCTGGGATTTCGCCGTGCCTCTACACCCGCGCTGGGTAACAGCGCGTCTACTTCCACGGGTCGGGCCAATCCGTGGCGCGGTCCGCTTTTCGCCGGCAGCGGTCCGTGATCTTAACCGTGGCAGCACAGGTCCAAGATTTGGCTTGCAATGTGTTGTGAACATGATAAGCTGATCTCGTCTGTGCTTGCCGCACCGAACTCGGGCCAGGGGTATTACCAACCTCTGGCCCTTCCGTTTTATCCTCACCTTAAAGCAAAATCAAGTCGAACTGCCCGGCTCTGGCAATGGGTCAAGCCCGGCTGCCAGTTCGGTCACGAACTTTGCCATTTGCCGCCGCACTGCTTGGATGGGCCATTCGCACCCGTCAAGCACGAAAGCTTCGGCTTCCCCGCCTATGTTGATCTGCCAGGGCTTTAGCGGCCACGCTGGGCTATTGCGGAACCAATCCTCAACGGCTTGTTCTAATGTGCGTTGCATGGATTCCCCTTTCAGGGTTAAAACCCCCTGCCCTCTCGGCTGAGCGGCAGGGGGCGAACATGAGGAAGTTACTCGGCAAATTGCTCTGCCACGCGCTGAAGGACGCCATCCATGATGTACTGTTGCCCGGTGCAGCAGCGGCCCCACCATGTCCCATAGGCGTTATCCAGGACGCATTCCCCGATTCCCTTGAGTTTGTCCGCGAGCCAATTGGTGACGCGCCACCATTCGTAAATCTCGGCTTCGTGCTCGCAAGCATTATCACTCACAGCGTCTCGGTAGTCCTTGAGGCCGTCAATCGTTTCATCGTCCATATTGGCGAGCAGGGCAAGGCGCAGCGTTTCGATGGTCTCATTATCTCGGCAATCGATTGAAGCGTCAGTAAGCAATTCGACCATTGCCTCACGGCTGAGCGCCCAGGGGTCAGGGTCAGGCTTGTCGATTCCTTTGTCTTCGAGCCATTCCCAGCATTGCTCAACGGTCCAGTCGGAAGAATCGACTGTCCGGTTGGCCACGCTGTCATAGTCCCACTCGCGGGCCATTTCGCCGGATAGCTCGCCGCTCATGCCGGCCTTGAGCAAATCATCCACAAGGCAGGAATCGCAGTGCAGGATATCCCGGTCCTGGTAGATTTCGGCGAGTTCTTCGATGCGGATTGCCCGGCGTTCTTCGGGAGTCGCCTTGCGCCAAGTCTGGCGGTCGGTGCGGATGCGAAGCTTGTCGCCGTGCGAATCACCCTTGTAGGTGATGCTCGTGCCACGCGGCCAGAGCTGTTTTGTGTGCGTTTCGGTCATAATTCAGATCCTCCCATGTTCTAGGTACACTAAGGCGAAGTTTACCCGGCTACAACAGGTAGCGGGGTGTCAAATTGCGTGTGTCATTTAGGCTTAAGCTTTATGGCGTCGTATCCGCATTTTGTGCATTCCCAGCCAGTGTCTAGTTCTCCAAGGCAGATCGGGCAGAAGTCCTGTTTTACCAGCTCCTTGCCTAATTTGCCGGGGCTTTGTTCGTCCAAAATTGCTTCTTCGTCTCCAGTCCACCATTCACGGTCACATTCGTGACAATGCTTCATGACGTTTCCTGGCTTGATTTCCAGGCGTGAGAGCTTGCCCACTGTTTTGCACCAAACGCAGCTGCCAGCGGTCTTTTCCCATTCCGGCATGTCGTCCTCATTTCGCGTGATAAACAGCATGGATCTTGCGTCCGCAGTAGAGAGTTGCGTCAATAGTCTGGTTAGGCAGGATGTGCTCTACCAGCCACGCAACAGCGTCACGAAGCGAGCTGAAGTCAGGGCCGACACGGTAAGAGCCCTGCCTAATGGTCCATTTCTTCATGTTCATTTCCCTTTCAATTCAGAGTGAGTAGGGGTATAGGCCACTTTGGGGCGTCCAAACGCCTTGGCGGGCCTGTTTTGGCGATTCAGGCTAATAATTCGAGCTGTTCGGCCGCGTCAGACACCTTGCGGTTCAACTCGGCCAACGCCTCAGCCTTCATATCGTCGTAATATCCGCCCGGTTGCTTGAAGTCGGCCTCAGAGCGATACGAGCAGCAGCCAAGGTAGTCATCGCCCTCAAATTCGTTCCAATGGGCACTAACGCGGATTGTGCACCATGCCCATTCGTTGCCCGATTCGAGCTGATCTTCAATCCATTTCTCGGCTTTGCTGTCTTCCTCAGGGCTGATCGCAGAGCAATTGCCTTTGATCGATGCATCCTCAGGCAAGCACTCAAGCCTAAACTCTACTTCGGCTTCCGTCAATTTGCGGACCATGTATCACTCCCTCATATTCAAGGCGACTCCCAGACTGCACAGCGCAGCCCTTGCTTGACCCGCCCGCAACCGATGTCCAGGCGGGTAGCAAGAGCAGAGCTAAACCCGCTCAATTGACCTCAGCACAATCCCCGTACCAGGAATGGCGTCGTACAGGATATGCAAACCCCACAGCGTAGACCGATGGTGCAATAGGACATAGCCACGCTGCCAACCGCAGATGACGTTCCAGCCATGCCGCTTGGCCCGCTGCACAGCATCAGACACACTCCAAGCCCCGCGAATGCTCATGTTCTGTACTCCCCAAGGGCGACCACTAAACCAACCACGCCAACAACAGCGCGGTCACCACGCACGCTACCAACTCCCATACCCAAGAGCGGCCACAGCAGCCCTTGTGCAAGGCTCGGTACTGCGCCCGCACTGCATCCAAGCGACGTAGGTCATCCCACTCAAAGTCAGCATACACGTCCGCTGTGGCCGGCAGCGATACTGGCTCGCTCATGTTGTCCATCGCACACCCCACTGTTAGCACACTGGCTCATCCCCCTTCCCCGCAACCACTTGCGGCGAACTGGTGGTTTGCCTCTACCCTTAGCCGCGCTGTCAAACCGACCGTTTGCCTCTTCTTGTCGCGATCCAATCACCGCTGTCCGCTGGCTGTGCAAACTGAGCCATACCGTCGGGGGGTGCTGGTAGGGTGGTCGGGGGGACTTATCCCCTGTCGCACTACGGACTTACCACGGAACCGGTTAGCCATTTAGGGTGGTCGCAGATGGGACCCGATGGACGATTGCTGCGCTTTTGCTGCGCTTTTGCTGCGCTAGGGACAAATGAGAATGTCGGCATTGGGAGTTGTATCACAAATAGGGCTATACTGGACCATTTGGTTTGTGATACACTTTGGGGAGCAGGCATTTGTGATACAGGAGAAAGTGATGAGCGAGGTGTTGCATTTGCGTTGGGAGAAGGATGAGGAGATAGCCGCGAAGAAGGCGGCTGATCGGTGCGGGGAGAAATATTCGTCATGGCTTAGACGGGTGATTGGAGAGGCAGCCGCTCGTGGGGACGAGGTGCTATGCGCGGTGGTTCAGGATTCTAAGAGCTATGAGCCGGTGGTTGCTGTGGAAAAGATACCAAGGCAGCTTGACGATGCTATGCCGGACAAGTTGCCGCCGAGCTACGCGCCTGGATCGACTGGTCAGCCGAACATTGAGGGAACCAGGTTTAGACAGAAGGAGCGTGGTCAGTTGTGTGCGCGTTGCAGGCGGATTGGTGCGCCAGCGTGTCCTGCTTGTCGGAAGCTGGTAGAATTGGGGCATGGAGATACTGGACCCTCCGGGGCTACTACTGGATTACAGATGGGTGCAGGAGAACCCCCAGGAGCCGGTGCCGTGCCCGTGGCAGGAGGAGCCGTTGAGGAACCTACGGTCGTTCTACAAGGACAATCCGCGGGGGTTTCTGGAGCAGATGGTGCGGTTAGAGACGGCATATTCGGCGGAGAAGGCGGAAGCGGCGAAGAGGGCGGGGCCGGCTGAGCCGGCGAACTTGCCCAAGGACGAGGGGACGGAGCGGATCGAAGAGGTGATCGACAGGTTTATTGAGGACATGAAGAGCTAGTTCGGGCATGTGGGGGAAGTCGAGACCCGGCCATTTGTTGGAGATGGCTGCACAGCGGCAGAGGCTCCACTAGATACGCCTATGCAGTAAGACTGTGCGTGCAGGCTTGACACGCCTGCCGTGCCTGGGCGCCTTGGAGAGACGGGTGGAAGCTGAGCGCAGGCGAGTGGAACGCGAGAAGCAGGCATGATTGACAAACTCGTCACATCGTTTGCTGAAATCGTGCAGGACTGTATTCTAGATCTGGGGCGACTTCGGCCGACTCTGGTAGAGCAGATGCTTAGAGCCGATCCGGTGCTCTGCGTCCTTTTGAAAAAGGAACGGGTGTGTTTTGACGAAGGAAGGCTTGAAGATCCTATTTGTGCCACAGTCAAGTATCGCGTTTTGGCGCGACGGATTCACAATGCCGCGCAGTGTGTAAGGATTTTGAAAGCTAGGCAGCGCAGGGCGGTTCGGCTTCTCATGGGAAGCTTGCGTGATTCGTTCTTGGTTGCTTGCCCCGGTGCCGATCCCTGGCAGTATCGCTTATGGATTTCCCGGACATGGATGATGCAAACGGTCGTGGACTATGATAGCGCAGTTGAGGTTTTGGTAGACTGCGTTTATGAATTCCGCAGAACAGACGCGGTATCACCACCTGGTTCCGCGTGATCCTCTGGAGAACGCGCTGTGGCGGCGAAAGCTGCACCGAAAGTGCCGGGAGCACCCTGAGTATCGCCGGGCGGTCCAGGAGATGTGCCGGCGAGACATCCTGTTCTTCGTCAATGCGTTCGTGTATCAGTTCAATCCTAAAGCAAAGGGGGACGAGCCCAAGTTTGGCCCGTTCTGCACCTGGGACTTCCAGGACGAAGCCCTGCTTAGTTTGGTGGAGTCAATCCACGACCAGCAGGACACGGTGATCGAGAAGTCGCGGGAGATGGGGGCGTCATGGATCTGCCTGATCGTAATGCTCTGGTATATCTTGTTCCGTCCGGGAGTTCAATTTTTATTGGTCTCACGGGATGTGGACTCTGTAGACTGCAAGAGTCCGGACAGCCTCTTTTGGAAATTGCGCTACATGCTCAGGCACCTGCCAGATTGGTTGGCGCCCCGCATGACGGATCAGAGCATGTACTTATGCAATGAGATCCTTCAGAGCTACATCACTGGGGAAGCGTCCACGAAAAAGGCGGGCATCGGCGGGCGAGCCACAGCGATTTTCCTGGATGAGTTCAGCCTAGTTAACGATGCCCAAGAGATCTACGATCACACGTCGGATACGGCCTCCTGTCGGATCTTCAATTTCACCCATAGGGGAGAGAACACATGCGCGAGCCGGTTGTGCAAGATGCCGTTGATCAAGAAGATCGTGATGCACTGGTCACAGCATCCCAGGAAGAATCCGGGGCTTTATCGGTACAATGCCGAAAAGCGGGCTACCGAATCGCTGGACTCACATTACGAGTATCCGCCGGATTTCCACTTTGTTATGGATGGGACACCCGTTGGCGGGCCTTTCCCCGGACTGAGGAGTCCGTGGTACGACAAGGAAGTTCCCCGGAAGGGGTCGAACCGGGCGGTGGCGATGGACCTGGACATCAACCCCGAAGGGGCGACGAGCCAGGTCTTTGACCCGTTGGTGATAGCACAGCTTATTCGCTCGGGAGCTAGACCGCCCTCGTGGGAAGGAGATTTGATTTATGATGACAAAACTGGCGAGCCAGAGCGCCTCGATAAGCGAGCTGGCGGACTCATTAAGCTCTGGTGTCCCCTGGACGCTTATGGTCGCCCAGGCAAAGCCAGGTATATATTCGGTACGGATACGAGCACAGGCAAAGGCGCTTCGCCGACGGTGTTTTCGGTTCTTAACGAGGACACCGGCGAGAAAGTCCTCGAATACACCAACTCGCGCATCTACATCCACCACGCAGCGCCCTTAGCCGTGGCGCTCTGCAAGTTTTTCTACAATGCCTTGATGATCTGGGAAGACAAGGGGCCGGGAGAGACGTTCGGTTTGCTTGTCCTCGATTTGGGATACGGCAACTGCTATATTCGCCAGGACGACCATCGGCTGGACAAGAAGATGTCCAGTGGGCCGAAATACGGCTGGGTGCCCAATCCTGCCAATATACGGACCTTGATAGAAGACTACTCCGAAGCTCTCAGAAGGCGCGAGTACGTCAACTACTCAGCCAGGGCCTTGCAGGAATGCAACGCCTTCATGTACGACAAGAGCGGGTACGTGATGCACTCAGGGATGAAGACGGGGGACGAGTCGGGCATTGGGGTCAACCACGGGGATCATGTGGTGGCGGACGCGCTGACGTGCAAGTTGGCCAAGCGGAAGGCGCGAGTGAAGAAAAACGAACCTCGGCCGGTTCCTCTGCTATCCTTGGAGTGGCGCAGGGATTATGCTAAGAGGCAGGCAGAGGGCGAAGAGGCGGCCATTGTTTGGGATGCGATAGCATAAGGAGTTGACCATGAATCCGGAGAAGAGAAGTCCGCAGATCACGGGCGATGAGCAGGTTATGCTTAACGTGGCGATGGAAGTGCTCAAGATGGCGAGGACGGATTTAGGCGATTTGGAAGAAGCGGCCGAAGGGTTTCTTTGCCAGATGTTCGCAAGATTAGAGCGACCAGGAAAGCGCGATGAGTGAAGAAGGTCAGCCGGGAAATAGATGTCAGTCGTCTTTGTCAGGCCGTGCAGCGTTCCCGGTTGGCGCTACGCAAGCCTCGCGAGGTCATGCGCGACATCGCCCGCCAGGTGGCCGGCGAATACTACTCCGAAGAAGGCGCCAAGAAGCAAGTCATCCTGAACCTCCTGTCGATGTACCAGTCGATCATCGGCCGCACCCTCATCCCGCACAACCCGCGGTTCATGCTCTCGACCTTCCAGAAGTCGATCAAGCCAGCGGTATCGGCTATGCAGGGCTGGACGAACAAGGAGATCGAGCGGATCAAGTTTGCCGAGACAGCCCGGCGCATCGTGACGAGTGCGCTGTACTCGGTGGGGTTCGGCAAGGTGGCGATTGCCAGTCCTGCCGATGCGGCGCACGCTGCCTGGAACCTTCAGGCGGGTGACGTGAACTTCTGGGACATCGACCTCGACGACATGGTTTGGGACATGCACGCCCGCAAGTGGTCTGAGGTTTCCTTTATCGGCCATCGCATCCGGGTTCCCCTGGATGCGGTCAAGGACTCGAAGCTTTATGACAAAGCCAGAAAATTTCTTGAAGCATCGAACGATCCGATTTTCAATGCCGAGGGCGGTGATGAGCGAATATCAATGCTAGCTCGGACCTACCTCGAAGCAGACGGGCCGGAATTTCAGGATATGGTGGATTTATGGGAGATCTACCTTCCCCGCCACCGAACCGTCCTCACGCTGGCTGAGGGGCAATTGACGGGCGCCTACGCCATGAACACGGCCAAGATGGGTGCATTGCGCGAGCAGGCGTGGGTTGGGCCAGATCGTGGACCCTACCATGTCCTGGGCTACGGGATGATCCCTGGAAACATCCTGCCCAAGGGGCCGATGCAGGACCTCTTCAACCTGCACAGTACGACGAACATTGCCTTGCGCAAGTTAGTCCGCGCCATCGACCGCTTGAAGCAGGTCACGATGGTTAGGAATGGCATGGACGCGGACGGCAAGAGTGTGATCGAGGCCAACGATGGTCAGGCCATCGGCGTGCAAGACCCGTCGAGCATTGTGCAAGTGGTCATGGGAGGTGAGAATGTCCAGCTTCTTACCGGCATCGCCAATGCCTTCAAGGACTGGTTCGATTTCCTGGGAGGCAACCTATCGCTCCTGGGTGGCCGCGCTCCTCAGAGCCGGACTGCCACACAGGACAAGATGCTCGATGAAAACGCCAACGCGGGGGTCGCGGACCTCCAGCAGACGACGACGGACTACATCTCGGACATAGGGCGGTCGATGTGCTGGTTCTGGTGGAACCACCCCAAGAAGGTGATGAAGGTCAAGCACTCCGTACCGGGCCTGTCGGACATGGAGATCACGCGGCGGGTTTTTCCAGCCGGCGCCAATCGTCCCAACGGTCAGCCGCGGTTGCTTCAGCGCAATGGGCGGTTTGAGGATTTAGACATCGCGGTAGACCCGTACTCGCTCCAGCACTCCAGTCCGCAGCAGCGCTTCCAGCAGCTCAGTGCGGTGGTCGAGCGGATCATGCTGCCGATGCTTCAACTCATGGTCCAGCAGGGCAAGAACATCGACATCGACTTCTTCTTGAAGAAGGCTGCCGAGTACCTCGACCAACCGGACCTTGGCGAGTTGGTCAACATTACCGAGCCGCCGCAGACGGATGAGGCTCCAGCAAGCGGCGGCCAACCGAAGATGCCGCAGAACACGAACCGAGAGTATACTAGGAACAACGTCAGTCAGCGCACGCCGCAGAGTGATAGCCAGAACTTGACGGCTTCGATGCTGGGAACCGACATGGGTGGCAGTCCGAACAGAAACGGTAAGACTGCGGGGGCAGGTGTGGGATGAGCGAAGCAGACGTGACCCGCGATGCCTTGGACGAGTTCTACAAGGGCTTGTACAAGCGAGAACGCAACACCGGCAGGGCCGGCAACGGCAACCGTCCCTGGTCCAAGCCGCTGGCTTCGGAGGCCCTAGCAGTCAACCCCAAGCAGATCAAAGAGGCGGTGGAAGATGCTCGTGTTAAAGGCGTACCCACTGACTTTGATGGGGCTGGAAGGCCACTCTTTCGAGATCGGAAGCACCGCCGTCAGTACATGCAGGTATACGGGTTTTATGATCGGGACGGTGGTTATGGAGATGCCCAGCGTGGAACCACCAGAGGGCAGGACAAAGAGCCTGATATTCCGGATTATCGGCATCTTGATGAGGCTGCTGCGCCGCCCGGTGTAGAGGTTCGCAAGGAAGGGGTGAGGTACTTCATCGCCAATGGCTAACGAGATCCATTTCACTGGCAGCCTGTCGGTCTTCAAGCCTGCTGTCATGGCGCAGGCTACGGGGATGTCGTTCAATGACCTGATCGCCTCAATGACCGGCAACGTCGCTATCGGCCCGACCTCGATCCTTGTTGCCTTGGCGGGCACGGCTATTCCGCTTGGCCAAGTCACACAGCCCCACTGGGCGGCCTTCTACTCGAACCCGCTCTACAACACGATCACGCAAGGCGCAGCCACGACGATCACGGGCGCCGCCAACAACGGCTCCGGACTGGTGCGGATAACCGACACGGCTCACGGCTACATCACCGGCGACTTCGTGACGATTGCTGGTGTGGGTGGAACGGTAGAGGCCAACGGCAATTGGCCGATCACGGTCATTACGGCGAACACGTTCGATCTGGTGGGCAGCGCCTTTGCAGTCGCATACACGAGCGGCGGGACAGCGGTTCTTAATTCTTCGATCCAGCTTAGGAACGGGTCTGCGGGAGCGAGCTTGGGGCAGTTGTTCCCTGGAGAAGCTGCTATTTTGCCGCTTCTGGTGGGCTCCACGCCTTACGCTTACGCTAGCCCGACGCTTCAGAATTTGGACTACGCAATCTTTTCATGGTGATTTGTGGACCCAGAAGTGCGTGACTGGATGCGGGCAATGAGGCAGAGTTTCTATTTGCTAGCGGGCAAAGTTCCTAATCCCCTTGTCGTTTCCGCAGCCATGTATCAGAAGATTTGCAAGGAGGTGGAACGTGGCAAAGACTTCCTGGGACCGGAGTTTTACCAAATGCCGCCCACTTTCAGGGGTATCCCGATTGTGGCGGAAGAGGAAGAATGCGAGCCAATAGTCGTGACTGCCTCTTGACAGTACGCCAAACGCTGTTGACAATGCCAGAGTTACGTCACTAGTCAGAGCAGACCAAGTTATGGCTAGATCGTGGCCGACGAGCCGGAAGGCGTTGCTCTCATAACAGAGCCTCCGAAGGTCGAAGATCCTTACGACCTGGGAGACACGGAACTGCATCTGCGCCATGAAACGGAACCACTAGTTGGCGAAGGGCCAAAGGCTCCCGAGTCCACGCCGACAGAGGAGCCTCTTCCAACCGAGCCTTACCGCGACAAGAACGGCAAGCTGCACGATCCGGTAACGGGCGCCTTCCTTCCCGAGCCAGTCGAGCCTTCCCCGCCTTCACATCCCGCATGGCTTGCTCAGCAGGCCGCCGACCTTGGGTTTGACGAGGAAGATCTTGCCCAACCTACGGCGACCTTGACGAAGCAAGTCAACCGCCTCTTGAGACAGCGCGACCAACTCAGAGCAGATCAAAGCACACAGCGGACGCTCGAAGAGGGGCGGGTCAAGCCACAACCGCCAGCCGCAGAACCGGCTGACGAATACGAGCAATACAAGGAAGAGGTAGCCCCGCAGATCCTCGACCTGCTCAGGAAGCAGGACGCCAAGATCAAGGCTCTCGAAGCATTGGGACAGAGGCTTTCTTCAGTCGAGCAATTCCAGGAGCAGCGCAAGCACGAGTCGCGGACGCAGTGGATCGACCGACTTGTGGCTGACGACGGTCGCGAAGCTCTCTTTGGCAAAGGCCCGATCGCGCAGCTCAAACCAAATTCTCCCGAGTTGTTTCGCCGCCAGGCTGTGGTAGATCAAGCCCGGCGCATGACAGGCGAGAAGGCCGAGCCGAAGGATTGGATACCCAAGATCCCCGAAGCAATCGAACTCCTCTTTGGAGCCAAGCCGACAGCGCCGCCGACTCCGGCCCCAACGGCTTCCAAGCAAAAGAAGACAGGCCAGCGCATCACCCCCGAGCAATGGGAAGCGGCAGCCCTCCAGCCCCCAAGTCACCGTAACGGGGCAGCCGAACCCAAGGGCGAGCAGAAGGCGATAGCTGCTCTGGACGCCAAGATGCGCGAGGCTGGGATTCACCCAGATCAACACGACGACGCCGAAGAACTCGAAACCCTCTTATAAAGGCTTGCTGACCAGGAAAGTGCAATTTAGATGGCCGTCATACAAGCCGAAAATGTCGTAGACTTCGTAAACGACACAATCAAGGATCTGGGCAAGCCCCACTTCACGGATATTTCGAGTCCCCTTCAGCGCCATACGGCGATGAAGAACCTCCTGCGCAAGAACCGAGCCGAATTGGAATCCGGCCAGGGCATCCAGTTCAACGTCTTGGTCTCGCAGTCTAACGCCTTCCGCAACGTGGCGCTCGCCGAGAGCGATAACGTCAACCAGGTTGACGGCATGGTGCAGGCTTCCACGGTCTGGCGCAACTCGCAGACTTCGTACATGATTATCGGCCAGTTGATGGCCATGAACCGCGAGCCGGCCCGCATCGTGGATTTCGTCAAGCAGCAGCGCCTCATGGCGCTTATCAGCTTGGCGGACGGCATGGAGCAGAACTTCTGGGCGGCGCCCTCCTCGACCGACGCCAAGACGCCGCTGGGCGTGCCGTACTGGATCTCGAAGAACGCCACGAAGGGCTTCAACGGTGGACCCATCGGTGCTTACACGACCAAGGCTGGCCTACCGAATACGACCTACCCGATGTGGGCAAACTGGACGTTTCCGTACACGACGGTCTCGCGCGACGACTTCATTCGCGGTGCCAGGGAAGCGGCCACGAAGACGGACTTCCTGCCCCCGGTTGATGGCATCCCGACCCCGAACACGGGTGACGAGTACGGCTTCTACTCGAACTATGCGGTGATCCAGCCGCTTGAAGAAGCACTCGAAAGCCAGAATGACAACCTTGGCCCGGACATAGCTTCGCAGGACGGCAAGACGTTGTTCCGCAGAGTGCCTGTGACATGGGTGCCGTGGCTGGAGAGGGATACGACCAATCCGTTCTATGGTATCAATTGGGGATGGTTTAAGACGTACATTCTGCGAGGGTGGTGGCTCAAGGAAACGAACATTCCTTACACCCCAGGCCAGCATACGGTGGCGTCTCATTTTCTAGATTTGACCTACAACTTCGTCTCCAAGAACCTCAGATGCCACTTTTGCGGTTCCAACGGCA